GTTTTGGATTTGACCCTATCAAACACTAGCGCCTCCACATCATGTATTTTTTGGTCAAATACTTCCCATTGTTTCTTGTCTGTCTCCTTCAACTCGCTTATGTTTTCGTTAATGCCATTTATTTTAACCCTGCATTCCGGTGGACAGGTATCAGTCATTCGCTCTCCTACTTGAGAAGTCGCAATGCTCTTTTCTCCTCCGGCGGCGCTACTGTAACTAACTCTTCCCAATATCTCACAGCGCGAACAAACTTAGCCAACCCCTCAGCATCAAGACTAGCAACGAATTCCACCTTCTCTGCAGCATTCAAACCGGACAGCGGGTGCATATTATTCAGAGATTGCTTCAATCCTCTCAGAGTCCCACCGAAATTGAGATATTCGGCCATGTATTTTATGGTCGCATCGTAGTCATTGTAGCGCATCGCCAGCCTTGCATGGTAAAGAGCATTGCCGCGATCTGTTAGATGAAAGCCCTCGCTCAACTTTCCGATCTTGCTCATAAACCGAGTCTTTTGATCCATAGTGTCACGGTAGCCAGCCTGGAATGGATCTATTGTGTAAATCAATGTTCCTTTCACGGACTTATAGTATGGCCTGGAGGGTTTACCAGTAATAGCCAGGTATTCATTTTCCAGACCGAAGGCGCGGAATAAATGCAAGCCGCGATCCCTGACTGTCCTTGGCTTAAAGGCATCAGGGAAAAGAGCCCGCCTAGTAAGGAGTTCAGCCCCTAATTTTATAAAAGGAATGCCGCCCTGGATAACTACATTGAATGGAGACTTAGCCATGTCTTTGGCGATCTCCGGTAGCGTCATTCTGCCTCTCATAAATTGATTGATGTAGTAGGGAGCGGCATCCAGCCCCAGCCACTCAAGGTTGTCAGAGGTAGCGCCGATCCGTGGGAAGTATTGGACGTTACCCTCAGAGTCCCTACCAAAGGTTAGATGAGGTCTGCCCTTTATGGATTCCGGAAGATCATCCTCTTCTCTTGGAAAGAAAGTATTGGCAATGGCAAACGTAGCGGCTTGCAGGGCAAGCATCTTGAGAATCATCTTGCCGATCCTCATGGCAATAAAAGGTGATTTCGCGGCTGTGCCAGCAGCTTTGTAGCCAAGTTTCTTGGTAAACTCACCATCATGTGCAGCATTTTGGAAGAGCCGGACGTATCTCACAAAGTTGACAGCTTTCCAAGACCAGAAGGGGAACCATCTTTCGCGTAGCTCTTGGCCCAATGCCGACACTCGATCATAGGCTCCAAGCAAGTCATTAGACATGAAGTAAGCACGATCCCTCATATCTGAGAGCCCCTGGATCTCGTCCCGTATCGAGGCCCAATACTCCGTAGGCATACCGTCCGGCGAGGCCTCCATCATACGCATGGCTTCTCTGTATGCAGCATAGCGCAGTAGTGCCTCGCGGAAGTCGGTTGAGATCCTGGCAGTTTTCCAATAGGCATCCCACGCCTTAGCTGGGATACCCATGACCCCTGTTTTCTCATGTCTTTTGAGGAATGATTTAGTAAAGTCAAACTCACCCATTTCTTGAGCTTGCAGGGTTGCGCCCCACCCACCACGTTCCAGCCAATCATTCAGTTCCGCACTCACCTCTGCGGGATCTTTGCCTTCAACAAAGACCTGATACAGTTCATTGAACGAAATCTTTAGGTGTTTAAATATGGCTGGACTTCCGAGGTACGCAGCTTCGGCATCACCTGTGAGGTTCCGGAAGTTATACTTGCCAAATCGTCTAGGTGAAACAAGCTGCCATATTTTCCATCGCTTGATCGCATAGGCGTGGACATTTCCGAGCGAACCCCTCATCCTGGGAGTCGAGAGTTCATTCAGGGTGTCGGCTACCTCTTGCTTCACAACATACTCTCGCCTCCGGCCTCCGCGAGTGAGTGCCTTGCGTAAATCATCCTTGGTAATGCCTATCTTTTCTAGCTCACCTTCAAGCAACTGTTTGGCTATGGTTTCAGGAACCGAATGGGCCATGAAGAAGGTCGTCCCTTCCCACGGTTGCCATGTTGTGTAGCCTTCTGGAATCATATCGCGCCACTCAAGATACTCTTTCCCAAGGGTTTCCTGAATGGTCTTTCGCTTCTCATTCATACCCTTGAAAATCGTAGCGGCTGCGCCAGATCCAGGCTCACCACCATGCTCCTTGAGTACCCATGCTGCGTACTTTATTAGCGCATCTGCAGCCTTGTTGCCTAGCACCACTCGATCTGCGTTAGTCCAATCCTTGCCGAGTTCTTTCTTAATTGCCTTGTTTTCGAGCCAGTTATCAGCCAGCTCAATGGTCAACCACTCCCATTGATACTCTTTACCTACTGGCAATTCGCCCAGCGCAGCGTGTTGGCCGAGCCTGTCGAAACCAATAGCCATCTTCTTATTGAGGACTTGCTTGTATAAATCTTCGGCTGTCGGAGGCTCCTTGTCGGGCGGGACTTCCAGCGTACTAACCAACTCCTGAAAGAATTGGAGCATCTTCGTGTCGTTGATGTCTAATGCTCGTCCTTTGAGTTCATCCTGAATGTTGTAGTGCCTATTAACAGAGTCGATTGTCCTGGCGATCTCGATGTCATAGAGCATCTGCGCGACGACTTCACTCTCAGCCTGGAGATAGTCTGCATTGATGTCTGGAGAAGCGCCTGTTCGCGGCCTTAAATGACTCCGATAGCTGGGAGTTCTTAGCCTCTCACCTGATCCGAAGAGGCCCATGACGTTGACATAATGCAGGACTTGATGCCGGAAATAGAAATCACGAGTAAGGTGTTTGCTGACATCAAACCCTATAATCTTCATTGCCCTGGTATAATCTGAGCGGAGATTGTTCCATAGATCCTTTCGTCGCTGGAGAGCTGCGCTGATCTCAGCATTGCCATCTATGTGCCTATTGAGAGCGATGTGATCGACTTCTAAGGTTTCCGGCGTGTAGCCATAGGGCAAGCCTATCTCATCCTCTGGAGTGCCACGCTCCCTTTGCAGGGCAACCTCTTCCATGAGATCGTCGAGGATTACTTTCCATGCGAAATCTGTTTCATCAGTTTTGTTCAGATCCTTTGTTACCTCTTTGAGTCTCTGCGACATTTTCAAAGAGGTAATACCCTTTTGTTTCTGCAACTTGAGCAAGGCATTCCTTAGCTCCGCGAATTCCTTGTTCTTTGGTAGGTGTTGAAACTCACGGAAAGCCTTGTTTAGCAAGTCCGTCTTTTTCCTCTCGAAGGCCTCCGCTAGTGTTTCGATTTTTTTCCCGCGTGAAGTTTCTACTCTTTCTTGAACATCTTCCTCTGCAGACTCAAAGGGCTTTCCTTCTGCCTTCCCTGGTTCTCCTCTAAATACTAAAGATCCACCTTCAGGGCCGAGCCCTTCGGCATAGTCGTCCAGATCCTCGCCTACCTCCTTGCGACTGAGATCAAAGAGATCCCCCTGGCCCTTGGCCTCACCTGGGAACATTTCTCGCTGTGTAAATTGTCTCGCTAGGTTGTATTTCTTGGCGGTTTGATCGGCTAGTTCGGTGCTGATATTTCCCTTGGCTACTTGCTTACGCAGCTTAGGATCTGCCAGCATCGCCTTGATTTGGGCTGGGCTTGCATCGGGGAATGATCTCTTGAGAAAGTCCTCTGGATTTATCGGGACTTCTTCTTCACCAGCCTCAATTTTTTGGTGTTCTCCGAAGAGGTCGTATTGGATTCTTGACGCTGCGAATGATCCCACAACCGGACTCGTCGCTGATGAGCCCTTAATTGTTCCGGATTCATGTTCCGCGTCGAGATTCCGGCTAGAGCCTGTGTCAATGAGAAGCCCCCCCTTTCCAAGTTCTTGGAAAGTTTCTTCAAGGCTCTCAATTCTTTTGTCGTACTGCTTATAGATGTCATGCGCTTCCTCCGCTACTAATGATAACCTATAAGGATCAAAGATTGTTAAGAGTTCATCAAATGTTCCGGCATAATCTTTATCGTGACCCTTCTCAAATTTGTGAGTGTATTCATGGAGTTTAGTGGTGGCAACATTTCTGCCCTTGAGGGAGAGTGGATCTTCCCCTGCTGCCACAGCATTTCTGTACCTCTCCTTCTGCGTATATTCTTTGGTCATGGAGAACCAATTTATCGCATATATCTCCTGTTCCGTAACGTCTGGATTAGTCTTAAAACCGTGCAGCCTGGGATCTATTGTGATTACAAAGTTTACCGTCGGAAGTCCGACTTCCTCTAAAAACTTATTGAAGGAGTTAGCAACTTTAGCGAAGTCATTAAACATTTTCTTGTGCTTCATAACTTCGTTTCTAGCAGTTTTCACATCTGCCGGATCTCTATACGGCAGGAATACAGTAACTCCCTCCAACTCGACTGATTGCTGCATGGCTTGGTCGAAGTCCTCTTGCTGACCCGCCATGTATTCATCAACCCATATTTTAATTTGCTTGTTTGTTTCTACAGCAATCTTGTTCCCAGCCTGATTTAGTACCTCCGTTCTATTCTTGATAAATGGATAATCGTCATGCTCTACTTTCGGTGTTTTTTTCCAATTCACATAGAGCTTGAAGTCAGGCTTGAATGGCACTCTGGATACGCCTCCGATATTATCAGTAGGGATCTGGAGTGGCAATCCTTTGTTGTAGAAATGTTGTTCGATTCGGTATTTGCCAAAAACGGGATAATTGGGGTAATCCCCCGTGTTTACAAAATATATCTCTACGTCTGAGCCAAGAACCTTGATGGTTTTCTTAGGGGCTTTCAGCTCCTCTGGCAATAGATCGTTGAAGTCTTTAGTATGGACGATGTTGTCGGGATCTCCAGCCGTTCCCTCTTGTACGACTACTGATTGGGTGCGAAGAGTTTGGATATACTTGCCGAATCCCTCTTCCAGTTCATCGGCCCTGACTTTAAGATAGCCATTCTCATCCGTGTCGGTATAGATCGCCTCATATTTTGTGCCTGTAGGTGTATCACGATCTACCTCATCTATCCTCATAGGCATTGACGCTTTTTCGGCTAGGCTATCGTACAACTGTTGTTGGGTCACATCTAACGAAACTTGCATTTTAATGGCATCTTTGTGTACCTTACCCTTCTTTGTCTGCCCTCGCCTGTAACGTGCAGGATCATCTTTTGGTAATTTGGTATTCTCACGCACCCAGGCAGTTGTAACTACTTTTATACTGTTCGGATAATTGAGAAGGACAGCGTTTGCCTTCCCGAAACCGCCCATTGCTACATCACTCTCCTTGCCCTTGGCTCCAATTTTTAAGTATTTGTAGGCGAAAATATCGCCCGACATACCCCAGCCGTTATCTTCAAAGTTCACAACCGTTGCTTGCTGACCATCAATGTAACGACCATCCACCCTGTATTTAACAACCTTTTGATCCCAAGGCCTATCGTCGGGCATGGCATCAAAAGCATTTTGTAAAAGCTCGTTTGGAATTGTCCTGTTGGGTTGTTGGTTGAGAACGTCCTTCATTATTGTGGTTTTGGTTATTCGTTCTTTGTCCACATCTTGCATTACCTGTATCACCACGCTTGGGTCTATAAGCTCCTCATAGGTGGGGAAAAGGCTGAGTGTGTTGTTCTCTTGATCGAAACTGAGATACCCGTATGGTCTTTGAATGTCGTACACACGGTTTCCGGTAGAATCCCCTTTCACCAATGCGATAGACCATTTGATCTTGTCGTACTTACTGCCTAGTCCGTATCTTAGCTGCGATTCCTTACTGAGCCACAGTTCTTTGTCTAGGATTTTGGACTGATCTCCATCGACCTTGACTATGGCATGGTTCAGCTCCTTATCGTCACTCATAATTTTGATGAGCTTTGCTTCCAGGCTGTTTAGCGAGGGGATTATTTGATCGTCGTCGATGGTCAATGATTTCCGGCCTGGACGCGGGCGAAGGGCTTGCCTATCTACTCCATAGCCCTCACCGCCTACTACTTCTATCCAATCAAAGAGCAGCAATGTTTTCTCTTTGCCATCATTATTTTTCAAGATCCATTTACTGCCATCCTCAAGTCTGTCCGTTACGCCCCACCACTCGCTATCGCCTTCGGGCGTTGGCATATTAACCCTGTCACCTACCTCCAGATCCAAGGTATTAGTAGAAACGGTTTCAACCTTAGTTGCTTGCTCCGCTATCCATTCCGCTTCATCTGCCTCTAACTCCAATTCCATCTGCTTTTCTTGGGAAGTTATGTTTACAGTACCGATTGGGCGGCCTTTCTCCCCTGCATTCAATCTGCCTACTTCATCCACCAACATTTGATAGAGATCCTGCCAATCCTGTCCTTTGGTCAAGATCCCATCTTCTTTCGCCTTCAACTCCAGCTCATCCCACGGCAATCCATGTTTTTCGCTCACAAGTCCTGGTATTCCGGATTCTTTAACGTGAAATCTACGCGTTTCGCCTGGGAGCGTCTTATCCCAAATCGGATTCAGCCGGAACCATCCGACTAAAGTTTTCCATGTTTTTTGCGGCCCACGAGCGGGCTTCACCATCTTGGGTATAATCTTGACAAGCTCTTTAGAATGGGCGTTATACTTTCGCTTCTGGCCTTCCTTTCTGACATACATTATGTCCTTACGAGAAGGATGCCTACCCACAACCTCCAGGCGCTCACCAGGATACCTTCCCTCCATCCTGACAGCATCCCCAGGCCTAAGAGCTTTACCCTTGCTGTCAAACCCAACGGGAGCAGCCAAAGGAGCTTCCTCTACAGGAGCTTCTTCATCGACAGGAGCCACGGGCTCTATTTCAAGTTCGGGCTCCTCAGCGGCGAATTTGGGCTCCTCTCGTGCAATAGGCGTGGATATATCCTCAAGCGTAACAGCCTCCGTCGTTCCGTCAATGAGTTCAACCCTAGCTTTCTCCTCACCAACACTAAGGATTTTGCCTTCACCACTAGGCGTTTGCACGGTGTCACCCGCCTTGAATGGGAATGGTGCTGCCTCTGGCTCAGTAGGCCATTTATATGTAATATCAATATCTCCAACTGCATTCATATCCTCTTTTTCTTTTACAAATCCGGCATCTTCATAAAAGTCCTGCACGAGTAAAGAGTTGGCGATATTCATAGATCCGGTACGGATGGTAGTTGGATCTACTATGATCGGCTCCGGATAGCGTGGGGGTAGGTCGATAATGTCGCCTAGTGCTGTTGCGTTACCATCTGCAAGTAATCCAGGGATGATTTCAGCTATTTCACCTACGTCTAGCTCCTCAGCATCAGGCGCAATTACACCTTCGGGAACGAGCTTGCCCTGCAAGGCTGGATAGGGATCTGTGACTTCGGGCGGAACAGGCAGACCAGCCTTGATCGCCTTGGCTACCTCTCTGTAGTGCTTCATCGTGATGGTTTGCATTCTTGGCGTACCATCTTTCCTCTTCTCGAAAGGGTGTTCCTTGCGGAGTATCCCACCAAATTCTCGTTGCAGCTCGATTCGATCATCAAGGTATCGACGTACTGCCAGCTTGTAGTTAGTGGTCTTGGGATCAAAGAAATCGCTCATCCCTGGACTCTCATTGAGGATGCCTTCAAACTCTTCATCAGCTATATCTTCAAAGCGTCTGCCCTGGAGATAAAATCTTTCTGTGTACTCCTCAACGGTCATTTTCCACGGTACGGCATGGCGCGGCAGTAAACCAAAACCACCCTCAACTGGAACAACTTCCCAATCCTTGATCGGTGGATAACCCTTTCGAGCCTTGGGTATATTTGCCTCAGCGCCACGCTCAGTCTTAAAGGGTTCACCCGCCTTAGCCACAACAGGACTTTCTGGCTGTGAAACTTCGGTAGGCCGCTCACCTACTTTGGGTAGTGGGGTAGGCTCCGGCTCGACCATGACAAAGCCTTCGCCAGGAGGCGGTGCGCCTTCTGGCGCTGGCTCTACAGGCGTGGTCTGACCAACTTCCATAAACTTAAATGGCTTAGAGAAAATGCGTGGCTGTTGCGGAAATCTTCCCGCTTCTTCGGGGATCTGCCTAAGCGGATCGTGTCCGGTTAGATCGGGATCGAGCGGGTGTTGTGTTCCGGTTATTGCCTTAAAATTATCGGCTGCAGCCCGCAACTCTCCTACAGGTCGGCCATTGGGATCTCTTAGGATAGCGTCCAGCCGAGACAGCTTGGTGGAATACCATTCCGATATTGCGTCTGCGTCTACACGCCCTAGTTCTGTTGTGTTTTCTATGATGGGACGGACTCTCTCGTAAACGAAATCGTGTAGTGCTGTGGCATCCTCCATCACTCCGAAAGGTACTTCCCTCAATGCCTCTCTTAGGCCGACACGCCCTGGCCCCATAGTTGCGCCGAGAGCGCCCATGACCGCTGCGCCCTTAACTATATCTTCTTTCGTTCCACCAGCAGCAGCAGCCTGGAGAGCGCCAATGCTACCCGTTGCGGCGACTCTTGGCCCCATTGTTAGAAATCCTGCGCCGTGCAAAATCTGGCCTAAGATGAAACGCTCAAGGCCCATCTTGAGGCCTTCTTTCACACCGCCCTTAGACAGTCCCAGGAGAATGAAGTAGGGTACATCAAGTATGAATTCACCAATGGCAGGGATCGAGCCACCGAGTAAAGTTCCCTGTATTTCTGCAAGAAGGGACGGATCTTTGACTCTATCTTTCCACCATTTCGCACCCTTTTCGTAAGTCTCTGCAGCGGTTTTGAATACTTCATTCCTCTCTATGGGATCTAGGCCCATTGGTTCCACAATCATGTTGTAGGCTTGCGTGAACATTTCAACAATGGAATCCATGTTGCGCGAGAAATGTGCCAACCCTTGATTAACTGCAGCTCCGCTAAGGTTGCCTACATCTTTAAACTCTTTAAGAACGTCCTTTCCAAATGTCGCTCCGAATTGACCCACGCCTTGAACGGTATGAGCTAGATCAGCCAAGCCTTCGGGCTCGTCATAAATATCAGGCATGGCTGGAATGTCTGAAAGGGTACGGGTGACATCGAAGTTCGGCTTAACGCCCATGAGTTCTTCAATGTCAGGGGGTTTAAAATCTTCCCTTTGAGCGAAGAAATTCTTTCCGGCAGACTTTCTTTTCCGTGCGTGGTCGATTGCTTTATCTATAATCGACTGAGGAATCTTTTTTGCTTCTCCTTCGTTGATATTGAGGAGTAGATCTATTTCTTCCTGGGTTAATCCAGGGACGAGTGTGGGGATCTCAGTCTCCTCGCCATCCATATTGACACCAATAGATAGCTCAGTAGAGATACGACCATCAGGACGCTTTAGTGGCCCCAGGTAGCCACGACCCTTTTGTCTCGCGGCGGGTTGCTCCTCAGCCCTCGTTAGCTCATCTATTCTTGCAGCTCTCTGAATGGCCGTTGCTCCGAATGACATAGGTGTAGGTGGTTGAACAGGGGGAGATATTTCATCCAGCCTACCAGCTCTCTGGACAGCCGTTGCTCCGAATGACGGTTGAGGGGGGGGAGCAGCCGGAGCAGCCGGAGCAAAATCGAGTCCAGGCAAGTCTGCAACTCCAAGATCATCTACCGCACCTGTTTCGGGCGGTAGCTCCTTGAATTTGAGCGGCTTTATTTCCCTGAATGTTAGTCTCGCCATATTGTTTCCTTATTGGCTAACGACAAATTTTCGATTGCCGACATACACGACTATCGTGCCGTTCTCAACCTCTATATTCGAGGGCTCAAGACCTGTATTTTCAACAAAGTCGGCTCTGATCCTTTTGATGTTGGCCTCTTCGTCTGTCGCTTTTGGTTTAGCGGGAGCAGTACCTCCAGCTCTGCCTTGTTTCGTACTCTGCAAGATTTCCTGAGATCGCTGAGGCAGATTGGCTTTCGCCAAGATGTCATTTATCAGCTTGGTCGATTCATCACCAGCACCACCCGCCCCAGGTTTCTCCAGAGCGCCAAGGGCTCTCAGTACCTCCGTGTTCCCACCACCCGCAGCCCGTATGTTTGCGACCTTCTCCTCCGTGGTGCTTGGCTTTGGTGCGCTCTTACCCTCGAAGGCTTGGAACATATCAATCATCTTAAACAAATGCTGCATCTGTGCTGGCGGCTCCTCTTCGCCAACGTATTCCTGGCCCTGGAAAAGATTGGTCAGGTCGAGATCCTGTGGCAGTTGACCCTGCATAGGTGGAACCTGAGTCTCACCACTCGCAATGCCTTGAGCTGGATCGAACATCGGCGGAGTAATCTGATCGGGCATAGTCGCCTGACCAAACTGTTGAGGCTCCGCGCCCGCGCCTTTAAAGTAATCCGCTGGATAGTAATCTGGAGCTAGAGCAGCCTTAGCCTCTTCATCTGCCTGGGCTTGGCCTGTGACGAGCATATTCAAGGCGTTACTTCTAGCTGCCAGATCCCTTAGATGTCCTTCATTGATCGAAGGCTCGTAATCCACGCCTTCTTTTCCGGTGTGAACAACGACTTTATTTATGCTTGGCCTTTTCCTGGCAAACATACCACTAGGCTTGTTCAGCCTGATGCTCTCAAGGAGATCGGCCTTGAACCTATCCATTTTGTCCTGGCGATGGCGCTTCTCAGCGGCCTCAGCACGTTCCCTTGATTCTCTCCTTTTCAGCATGGCAAACCTTTCGGTTTCCCTTCTTGCCCTTGCTTGCCTTCTGCCCTCTTCTTGTTTGGCCCTCCGCTCCTTTTGCTCTAGTCGTTTTATCGACCTTTTCTGAGCGGCGAAGGGACTGACTACTCTTTCGATAGCCATGAGATCACCCCCCTCTATGTTCTAAATTGCCCTGGCTGGATTGGGCCACTCATCAGACCCAAGTTCTGTGCTTGCATCATTCTCATAGACCGACTCATGCCAGGATACATTCTTGATAACATTAGTTGCGTTTGAGCGTTCATGCCACCGCGACCAGCAAGCGGGCCTCGATCAAATGGTACGCCTGGGAGCTGGTCACGGCGTTGCATACCCTCAAGGCTCCTCTGGAATTGGTTCAAACCAATCTGAGGCCCGAACGGTTCCCTTGGAGTGCCTGGGTAGCCCAAGCTCTGCAACATTTCTTGGGTGAAACCAGTTTGCGGAAACATGGAGAGCTGACCTGTCTGTTGCCTACTCGCCATCATTTCAGCTATCCGAGCTTGCTCTGCCCTTTTTGACTCTGCGAGTTGTTCGCGCTGGAAAGTCAAGTCTCTCAACTGCCTTTCCATCTGAGCGCCCAAGCTCTCGCCAGCTACCCCAGCCGCAGCCGCAGCCTTACCCATCTGAGCCCCAAAGGGTTCAGTTGCTTGGCTTGCGATGTCGAAAGCACCAAACTGACCCTTTCGCCTAGCGGCCCCTGATGCTGCTTGACGAACAGCTTGAGTACCCTGGCGAAAAGTTGGAGCTATCGCGGCTTGCATCCTGTCAACAATTCCTCTTGTCGAATAATCTGTAGTTCCATTTGACATTTTATTCCCCCTTTATTTCTATGAATCTACCTTTACGGCCTTTAAAGATTTCTGTGTAATATCGACAGGTAGTACATTCGCTATAGAAATGTCTGCCAGTTTCTTCTGTTTCGCAATTCGGCAAAACATCACCTACCATCGTGCTAGTGCATTTGGGGCAGAAGCCCACCACCACTCGAAGTCTAGGTGGTTCAGCGAATTGAGGTTCGCTGCGCCAAAAATCATCTAGTGGATCTAATGGATCGACCTTCTCAATGCAAGGAGCAGCATCCTTATAAACTTGCTTTTCCTCATCAGTCACCTGGGGCATACCAGCCTTTTCAAACTCTTGCCTTGCTTTCCTTTTTAATGTTGCGAGTTCCTTGGTTTTTGAATCTAAGAATGCCTGTATGGGAGCTATCAAATCTTCACAGCAACCAAACCACTCCAAAAACTGCATGACTGAGTAGAGGTGTTGCGGATTAAATGATTCGCAGTATCCGGCTATGTTTTCTTTGCGGCTCATATACATTCACAGTCTGGATTTACCCAATAGGACATACCATCACCCCATTTACGACCACCAGCACAAGGGCCATTGGTATCACAGGCTTTTACATCAATATATTGTGAGAAAATTATATTCCCTGTTGTTAGGGGCCAATCCTCAAAGCAATGGCGCGTATGAGCATCAGGGCCACACAATATCCCTGCGCCTACCGACACACCCCACCTTCGTTCACCATCCTCCCAACTACAACCACAGAAGGGGCCATTACAGAATATGCTGCCCGTTGACCAACAAGTTTTCCAAAAACCACCATTGCCATTGATCCGCACACCTTTTGATGCCGATTCACCAGGGCAGTTATCCTCTTGTTTTTGCGGTGTTGATGTGTTCTCCGTTACTGTGATCGTAAAAGATCCGCAATTCTTCGGAGCTACAACCGTACTTACCGTTGTGCCATCTGAATTGACTTCGCACTCCATCGGGCAACCGGAATTATTGGTAACGGTACATTCCGCACCTGGACACGGAGGGTCTATAGCAGCAGAATAAATCGTGCTAGGATTTGCGGTATCCGCTCCAACAAGAACCATTTCTTCACAACAGGCAGCACAGTCTAGGTGGAATGTTCTGCAATCCGCACAGGAGCCATCAATAGAGGAAACGCATACTGTGACTTCATCGCCATCACAGCAACTAGGAGCTTGATATACTGCCCCCACACCCGTAGGGGTAAGAGTGCCTGGGCCATGTAACGACCAAACGAGAAAGGCATCCTCAAATGTTGCTGATTCGCAGCCGTAAACTACATGAATAGTTTGAAAATGGTATGAATCATCACATTCTACAGTCTCAGGGACGCTCACTAGCGTTACAAAGCCACAGCCGCCCTCTTGATTGCACGGCCCTGGGATCGGAGTGGGATCGGGGGGCCAGGGGCCAATGCCAGGGGGAGGCTTCTTGTGGTCATATTCATAGGGCTGATAGTTATCATCCTCATCGTTGCCATAAAGATAGGGCTGATCCAATTCGCTGAGTGGGACTTCATCGCCCTGGACATCAACTTTCTCTTGTATGTTGGCGATCTCAGCCCACTCCCTATCCTGATAAATATAGGGTCGCCGTTTGCTCACTACTCTTCGCTCCTATCCTGATCCCAGGTCGTGCTGTAGCCATAGGGTATGAAATGGTCGCCCAGGCTCCTATGGCGAATTCTGAATTTAGTAGTAAGCTGGCCTGGATGCTCTTTAAGCTGCCATTGAACATCAACCAATGTCTTGCCGAGCGCGGTCTGTTTCTTCGAGCCAGTAGCTTGTGGTGTTTTAGATCCATCGGGATACTCATCCAGCTCAACCATGCCTTGATCCTGGGACTCCATAACAAGACTGAAAACTCTCTGCTTCAAGCCATGATCGTACTGAGCCCACATATCCTTAGTAATCATAAAGGCATCAATGGCTACTGCGACTCCGGTAGCATCAACGTCCTGGTCGGTGTCATTGAGTAAGTAATGTTTGCCAGTATCCCAGGCTCCGCCGACCAAATAGAAACGCTTGTTAAAGGCTGAGAGGATGCTAGAGATTTCTGTTTCGTATTTGAAAATTCCATAAGTAAGAGTTGGAATGTGCATCACTAAGACTTTGTTGGGCGTGGTCTGATTAACACCGCTGTAAACTATCCAGTAAGCGCATTCGGTTTCGAGATCGTAGTCACCATAGGTTCTGTCAGCGAAGTCCGGATTGATGTAATCTTCATGCTCTGCATCAAAGAATGAATCTATATCTGGAGAGGAGACTATCCACCACCTGATCCCATCAAAGAACCAAATCCCCTGGAAGAACCATGCCAGGGTAATGCGTCTGATATTTCTCGAATCAATTACACCGCTCTCTACAGAGATTGCGGAGTGCGGAGCATCAATGCCGACCCTGGCGCTTAACCTCATCCGGCCAAAACTGGCTGGAGAATCGCCCTGGAGCATCCACATTTCCTTGTCAGCCCATATCACAAGCTCATTGAAGAAGGGGATCGCAGCCAGCACAGGTCTTTCACCAAACTGAATGTAGCCAGAGTCAGCACCGTTGAATGTGTTAGGCAAACCATCAGCCGAAAAGCGCAGCGTATTAGCTTGTCTGTTCGGGCCAATCTGCCAAGCCCTTCTCTTCCAAGCAGTACAGCCATAGCTCCAATCAATTCTTCTTGGCGTGGGAATACCTGTGATCCTGTAGATTCTTGCCTCTGCAGAGAAAGCTGCATCCCATTTGATTCGATACCAGTACCAGGGGTTAATATCGCCAGCTACAATCCTGGCCTTCTCTACATCTTGATCTACAGCTTTCCAGCCGATACTTCCTTTCTGTGTCCATGAAGAATTGCCCGCTTCCGTGGTATCTGTTAAGCCTGTTACCGCTGTCCAGGCTCCAGTATTCGACCAATACTCTAACGAGGCAACGCTTGAATTGTTTGTCTGTGCGTTATCGACATCGGGCCAGAAGTCAATAGCATTTACCTGTCTGTTGAAACCAACATAGACGTACCCCGCCGTTGGCAGACCGCCAGCATCCAGGTAATCTGAAACAGCCGTATTTAAAACCTTGACTAGATAGTCCTCAAAGGTCACATCATCGACAGTTACATAAGCACCGGAGGGATCTGTACGATCTCCGTCCCATACGTCTTGGACTTCACCCCACTCAGTTTCCATATCCATAGCTGTAAGATCACAGCTTGCATCCAGCACATTATTCCAGGTGAGATAGGCGACAAAGCCGCCCTGTCCGTCAATGACGGTCTGTGATTCATTTCCGGTAAGGTTCCAAGTAATATCTCCCGAAACAGAAATGGAACGTCCGGTAACGCTCGTGCCATCGACAAGCCCTGCTACCGCCGTGTAGACACCAGCTTGATAGGTAAAGACTGAAAGAACAGCCGCAGCACTATTCGGGTTTCCAACGGTCACGCCAATTCTGTCGAATGGCATATCGGACATTATGTGAACGCGATCCGCCGTGGGAAAGCTACTCAGATTCAGAATGGTCGTGTCACGGCCATCCGTCATTTCGTCCCAATAGTCAATGTAAACAGTCTCCGAAGCGTCATACACCCAAACACCTGTGGGCCAATGAGATTCGCCGCGCCAGATCAGAAACTCCTTATCGTTTGCCACGATAACGGCATCGAGGATCTGAGCAAACTGCGCTGGCACTCCCCCTGCAGTAAGGGTGTATTCATCCACCCAGGTTATTCCAGTAGCGGGCGGGAGAGCTGATGCTCTCACGATTCGATCACCGTTCACAGGATCGTACACATGGGCCAGGAGATAATCTCCAGCTTGATTGAGCTGAGTAAACTGAAACATACTTTTGAATTCGAGATTGGCTGCTATCGGAACGATGGTCAACTCACTCTGGCCCTTACGCTGTCGCCACTCGTATCCAGGCAGCATATTTTGAACATCAGACAGCTCATCTTTTTCTAGCAGGAAGGAAGAGATCCCCTTGACGAGCTTGCCAAACTTATTTCTAAATTGACCTGATGTGCGTTTTATCATCTTGGGAATACTCCTTAGTACCAATCATAAAAGGCAGTTTCGTCGTAGAGGTTCCACCTTAGTTCTTGACGGAAACTCCTTGGCTCATCGTCCCTAGTTGTCATAATATCGGCTGTTTCCTCCATGAGATCATTCCGTAGTCGTTCGTGCATTTCGCTGTCTCTCATTTGTCCCGACAAGATCCTGGCAGCTAAAAGAATCAACAGCCGCTCATACTTAATGTCTAAGTCCGTGGTGTCTGTATCGGCGGAGAGGTCTGAGGGCCAGCCCCAATAGATCAGGTGGAGAGAGTTAAGATCGTCGTATCCCTGATGAGGCCAGAGCCAGATCCTATCGCTATCATCCCAGCCAGCCTCAATGAATGGTTGACCGCTACTGGTAGGAGTAGCGTGAAGAAAGAGTTCTTGAATGTATTGCTTTCCGAGGCCACGGCGAGTTGAACCGTCCCAATAATAGGCAGCTTCGAGTGACTTTAGATCGGTGGGTAAGTTCTGTCCCACGTTGAAGTTGTTGACGGAGTATCCCTGGAGAGCTGGGGGAACAGCACCGCTTGTGTCCGGTGAGTTCACCTGACAAGTAGCAGCACTCGTATTCCCTGTGAGGACTTCATTATCCTCGAAGAGGGCTGTGGTATCCAGGTTGCCAGAGGCATCCCTGAAATCTTCTACAACGAAGAAGTCAGAGGCCTGGACTTCAACGACAGCGGTGTAGCCATTGTTCGCACCCGTAAGGGTTTCCCCCACAACGAAGGTTCCCGAAATGTTATCAAGGGGAAACTTGGTTTGAACCTTGATGTCCTGGGTAACGTCAGTCTTTTGAACACCACCAAACTTCCTGGCTACCTGTAGCTGTGCCTGATTGATTGCGTCTAGGACTTCTGAATTGGTAAACCGAGTCCCATCAAGCCCCTTCTGAGCATGACGATCATAGATGTAAACTATGTCGTTGGGGTTGTATTCATTCTGATTGCCACCATCAATCGAATCCACCTCTAGTCTGTCCATCGTGGCATTCCCATCGACGATAGCCCTGATAGTGGCAAGAGATCCACCATCCGTAAGATTGAAGATCACATCACCGACCACGATACCCAAAGTCTCAAAGTTTTCAGACGAATCCTCAAAGGCAGTTGTTTGGTTGAAACCGCCATCGTGCTGAAAGCTCACAGTCGGATCGGGCTTTCGCAAGGGAGCCGGATCGTCAACCTCTTGCCGGACGAATTTTCTAATGGTACTGAGGTTCGCGGTCATTGACTTCCTCCAAAAAGGGCGGGAGTAACCCCGCCCATGCTATTTAGTAACCCAGGGCAAACAGCATTTGTTTCTGCGTATTGCCAATGGCTGCGGTTAGCGTCAGAGTGGTGGAGTCAGTTACCTCCAGACCGAGAGCTGCGCCATCATCAATGTCCTGCAGCCAAGCGTGAGTGAATCTGTGCATACCGACATCGGTATTGGTAATGGCAACGGTAGAGCCATCACTCGTGATCTCCGTGATCGTCATACGCATATCACCGATGTTGGTAATCTTCTGAATGTCATAAACATTAGCCATGATTTCTCCTTTTACGCTTTGTCTAGCGCCAAACACACCCCAGGCAAGGTGGGTGGATATTTCCATGTCTGAGAAAAAAGGGGGAGCCGAAACTCCCCCACCTGTTTACTGCATTGTCCCTACTTTCCGAGCCGCAGAAAGACCGCTGCGCTTTCGGCATCGACGCTGAGTAGCATCATCGTGCCGACTATCGGAAACAGAAAAGCTGATTGGACAGCCACAGATCCAGCGACAGTACCAGCAACAACCTCCGAGCCAGCGGCGATTGCTCCATCGGACAGCACGGCGGCTGGCCCCATCGTCTGATTCCAGAAGAAATAACCAGCTTGCACATCAATCAGCGGTACGCCTGATGGGATATTCTCCTCAACCGCAGACTCGATAACCTCATCATAGGGACTCTTGATGAGATTGGCCTGGGTGGTTGCATCAAGCGCAATGGTGAATGGATCGTAACAGGTTACAACCACATTGGCCGCGATCCCCGCAGCCGGATGGCTCCGGATCTTCCGCATTTGACCAAGACCAGTAGCGGATCGAGTCTGGACATAGCCCTCAGCGTACTGATCCACGGTCACAGCGGCAGTTGCCGGAGTCAACGTGACTTGCTTGTTGAATGCAGCCACGACAGCGGCGACATCACAATCCTCATGGCCCGCGATTGCAAGCGCACTCATGTTGAGCTTCCCAGCACTCAGCGCAACAGCGCCCGCCTTCGAGTAGTGGAAACACCTACCGTCAGCAATCGCCACGCACGTTCCGATATTGTGCTTCGGCTCTTCGGATTCCTCAAAGAAACCCTGTTGGATTGTCAAGCCAGTTGTGGTTTCAAAACCATACTTACTTCCAGTTGTGTCTTGAGCCATTAGACTCTCCTTAGCGTAGGGGCGATTCGCGCCGCCCCTCTCCGCCAGATAGGGGTTTAGGTCAAGTTACTGTGCTTCCGATGAGCATTTCGCCTTGTGCAGATCATGTTGCCTTTCCAGAGGATCTGCATGGACTTGGTAGCCTGATTGGTCGGAACCTTCCAGGCTGTCCTGACGAACATACCGCTCTTATGCACGGCGAAACCCCAATACCTATCGTTCATCGCATAGGCGAATCCATCAGGGCATTTCCCATCGGAGAATATCTCAGCCTGATCCAGCATATAGACTGAATCAAAGCCAGCCTTCGCAGCCCTGGACGACACAAAGCGTTGCTGTGTCTGGAGCTGATTCAGCCAGCTATCGAGAAGCGCATCCGTGGTCACGATCAGACTTGGCTTGTCCATGACCGCATCGCCGATTTTGGCATCGGTTCGCATGGTACGAAGGACAGCAGATGTGATGGGTTCGGCGGTAGTGGTCACACCAGCACTCCATCGACTCATATCATCCTCCGCGATCCCGCCATACTCGTCCGATGTGGTGGTGTCGAAAAGCGCCTCCAGGCCATCGAGATCCTTATCGAGATTGCCTGACCCATCAGAGTACAGACCATCGCCGAGATCCCAACGGATAGTTTCCTGGGCGTTCTCCAACTTGGTAATCACCATATCGACTTCTTCTTCCGGCCCTGCATTCTCCAATTCCTCCGTCCAGATGATTGTCACGTTGACGTAGTAGTGTCGCCAATCGAACAGGGCGGAGTTGATGATGTCCTTTCGGGCAATATCAAACTGATCCGCACCGTCAAACGACCCACCTGTCAGACGATCATAAGTCAGAGGAACCTTGATCTGCCTACCACCCGCCGGACGATACTTCGGGCTTTTCAACGTCCGATAGATGAGCCAATTCGACAGGAAATACTGGTCGAAGGCCTTCCCACCATCGGTGATGAAATGGTATCGGGTAGTAGACTCTAGCTCACTCCTAGTTAGAGCCATGCTCGTTCCTCCTAAAACCTCTCACGAAACGCTTTGAGGCGTTGAGTGAGGACAGCCCGCTTACCACCATGTTTCGCTGTGTCTTGCAAGTCAGGATCAATGGCAGTATTAGCCCCTGCAGTTGGCCCTCCAGCGCCAGCGGAACCATCTAAGACCTGGGCTCCCTGCTTGGCGCGAACGGATGCAAGGGTTTTTTCGCGCTCGTCCTCGCGTACTTGTTTTTCGTAATTAGCCATTTCCGTGTCGTACTCCTCGTCGCTGCCTTGGGACTTGAGGGTGTGGTAGGCAGAAATGGCATTATGAATAGGATTGCGATCAATGAACCGAGCGATGTCTCCAGCGATAACCATGTCCATGAAATCTGGATTATCGTCAGCAAACTGATCTATGCCTTTGGTGATGGCATCGTCCTGAGCCCTCGCATACGCCACGCTTTCGGCGTTTGCCAATGCCTTCTGAGTGATGTTCTCTCCGAATGATTGTAGAAATTGCCTGGGCGATTTCTGGAATTCGTCGATTATCTCCTCTTCCGGCATCGACAGGATCTCGTCGAAGGGATCTGGCGTTGCGGGTTGCTCCGGCGTGACCTGTTGCATCGGCTGTTGCCGAGACAGGGTATCCATCATCCGAAGGTGTCTATCGTACTCATCAATCCGTCTTGCCTGTTCCTCAAGGGTTCCGCCCTGTGTCTCAACCTGTCCCTTGAGTTCATCCCTTTCGGCCAACATTTGTTGCCAGCGGGGATGCTCATGGAAGGGTGGAACCTCCTCTGCAGCAGCGTCCGGCTCGTCTGTCGTCAGCACACCCTCGTCGTCCGTTTTTAGCGACTCGTCAGTCGGATCTTTGTCGAGGTCGTGAAAATCATCCAGATCGAGATCGTGGGTTGCGGCATCGTCGGCAGACGTTCCGACACCAGCATCGGCATCATGTTCACGCTGGTCGTTAGCGTCACGTTCATCGTTATGTTCCATTGTCCGTTCCTCCTTTGGACACAAAAAAACCGCTCATCCTTGCAGATGGCGGTTCATCCAAGATTAAGGTTACTGTTAGGGCGGAGTGCCGTATTTCTCTGCGGCTTGCCGCCGTAAAAACTTCTCTCTCCTTTCTGCCCTTCTCTCCGTTCCTGGGCCAGCAGAGTATTGTACGGAGAGATATTGATTTATTTTCTGTTCTGAAAGCCCTGCAGCTCTCATCGAATCAACCATCCTTTGCAAGCCAGGGTGTTTCCTTTGTTGCACAGCGCGAGAAACTTTTGGCTCTTTTCCAGCGGGGGGAGGGGTGTTACGCATAATTGCGCGATCAACTTCATCGTACTTCCGCGTATCCTTCTGACCAATCCCAGGGGCTCTTGTAGTGGAAGAGATACCAGCTCCAGGCAACTGTTTCAGGCCAGCAGCTTTGAGTACATCTTTCTGCGTCGAGGTATCGCCAACTTGAGACTTAACCTGTTTCCTGAATTGCTTTTGCTGCGGTGTTTCACCCTGGGCGCGAGTAGCAAGGGTAGATTGTGGCGGATTCTGCGATGTGGCTTTCTTCTTTAACGTCTTATTGTGGGTGGTTGCTTTTACTTCATCACCACCGTATCCGAATCCTTCTGGCATGACTATCTCCTTCTCTTGGGCGGCTTGGGCGGTAACTTCTCAAGTTTCTTTTGAACTTTCCTTACGTCTTTCTTCTTGCCAGCCTTTCTTTCTTCGTATTTTCGTGCATCGGCTGTCGCTTCCGCACTCAACTTTTGTGTTCCTTCTATCAACTTATCCAGCCAGGATTTCTTCGGGGTTGGCTTGGGCTTTGCCCTTGGCCTGGGTTTGGCTTTTGGCTTGGGTGGCGGCGGCTTATATCCACGGCCCACAAACTTTCCAAGATGTCCCTCAGTAGCGCCTTCTGTTCGTTTGATTTCGCCTACCTTAGTGGAGACTTCCCTTTGCGCTTTTGGTACAGCCGAGGGAACATCAGCTCCAGTTACACGCATACCCTTTCTTTGCTTCTCTTCGAGGGACAGCCTCCTTCTTCTCACGGCTGCGGCTGCGGTTCCTTTCTGTGCTTTCAACGCTGGGCCTTTTCCCCTCGCAGCTTGTTCACGAATGTCGATAATCCCTTCTGGCCTAGTTTCTGGTTCGCGGGGAAAGGTGCGTTGAGCCGTTCTGCTTACTTGCCCCAGGCGCTCACTCATGGTTCGTGGCTCTCTCTCCGGTCTTTCGTGACGAGTGGCATATTTCTTGAGCCTCTGCCAGTACGATGGGCCAGCTTTGGGTTTTCCAGTTTTTACATCGACGCTTTGCCTCGACATTTGCCCTGGAGTTTTCTGCCCTAAACCGCCGATGGTTTTCTTTTCAGCCATTTTTCTTCCCCCCCTTCTTTTTCCAATTATCGTAAATGCCATAGCATTTACCAGCTAGTATTCGGTTGTCGCGCTCGTCACCTTCATGGCGCAAGGTGCTGATGCAGCGACCAACAAAATCCTCTCGCTTCTCTCCCTTGCTTGGACTAGGCATCGTGGACTCCTATGGTGGTGTGCCAAGTCTTTCCGCAGCTTCGCGCCTTACTCTGTCCTCATCGCGCTTGGCAAATTCTTTTCTAATGTACTCCTCGATCTCTGGATCTGGAACACCCGCAGCCTTCATCACATCAATTTGATGGCGCAAGCTCCCAGCCTCTTTCTTTTTTCTCAATTCCACCGCACGTTTTACGCTTGGAGCGGCCTTGATTCTCCGTGGCCTTGTGCCGACATCTGGCTTTGAAACGCCTTCTAGTATAGTTGGCATACTGACCCCCTAAAATCTATCCAGGTACTCTCTCTTGAGTTCCTGTACCCTTGGGTGTGGATCTGAATACTCTCGCTCGATCTGAGCGCGGGCTTGCTCCCTGGTTTCGATAAATGGGACTCTACCCTTTTCAACAAATTCCTTATCATTCAGATAGCCGTTCACAGAGCGAATCCAAGGCGCATCACTACGCTTGTGTGCGCCATGACCCATGCTGATTAACCTTCTCATATCACCGAGACAGGTTTTGCAGCGCGGGATCTCTTCCATGCCTGTGTGCAGCTCTATTTCCGTCTTACAATTAGTACACTCATAGTCATACAACGGCATTACGCTCCTCCTCCTGGCGCTGGTAGGGCGGGTGCTGCGCCTTGAGCCTGTTCACCCTGCAGCTCTTTGACTTGCTGGACGTAAGCGTTGTAGGTGCTTTCATCCATGTTGGCTATCTCTTGAACAACCTCTATGGCTTGTGGATCTACGCCAAGAGCTTGCATCTTTTCGATCAGCGGCCCCATAACTCCCGCTTCCATCCTATTGGCAATCTCAGCGCGATCCGGCCATTCCAGAGACTCAAGGAGATCCCTGATCCCTATGGCTCCGGCCTCGAAGAGCTGCAACGCTTCTTCTCTCTGTTGCAGCCTGGAAGTTGGCATAGTTGAACCGCTAACAACCTGGAAATGCAGAGGAGTGATTGAGTCAGGCCCGACCAAGCTACCCTGCGTTGGCATCCCATCCTCTTGCAGGAAGAAGTATCTTTCCTCTGTGTACCAGTTTTGAACGTGCGAGATATACATTCTGCCTCGATCACGCAGCATCCGGCCATAGGTTCTGATCTTACCCCTGATGAGAGTGTGCATATTCTCTAGGATTGCCGCGACAGTCTTAAAGGCTAGACGACCCTTCATTACAGAAGGATCGGTAAGGTCAAAGGTTCCGGCGATCTTGTCAAAAAGCTCACGATAGGTATTGAGGATGATCTGAATATCGTTTTGAACGGGGGGGCTCTCCATGTATCTAATCGCCTTGGCAACAACGCTATTCTTCGGCCTCACAATACGGGCTGCGTTGCTGAAATCAGAGTTGGGGATCATGGTGTCTTTCGGGTTGATAAGCGGTGATCGAGCCATGCGATCCTTCATGTAGTTTAGCTGGCTCATGGACTTGTCGATCTCTATGTTGATTTGTTCTAGTTGCTCGATAGCTGCATAGCCCCAGGGTGTTACAGGATCTTTCGTCGAAGGAGTTAAAGTAAAAGGAAATCTATTGAATAAGAAGGTCATTGCTACTTTTTCTTCTGGCAAAGTCGGATTGATGCTGGGATTCTTTCTATCGTTAAGAATAACGTCACCACCGTTACAAGAGGTAACGACACGAACAAAGCCTGGGTACTTAGGGACTTTCTCCACTATTGCTGGCTCTGTCGTTCCCACGATCCCTGTACTTAGATCCAGCTCAATGGTCGCTCCCTGTTGCTCGACTTCGATTAGACTGTAATCCTTGACCCATAGCTCTAAAATCAAAACCTCATCACCACGACCCATGATTTTCATTACTGCAGGGTTGCCGTGCATGATGGCGTGATCCTGGGCGAAGTCACCGCCAACTCCAGTTGGCAATGGCCTTACACTCCCGCCCACTACCTCGCGCCTCTTGTCTCCAAGTTGCTCTTTCCATTTGGTATCAGGCTTGACTACTTCCTTCATTTCCGGCCATTTACGACGAACCTGATTTATCGGCATGGTGTAGTAGTGTGCCGCTACTTCCCATTTCTCAGCTCTCTTCTCATTTAACGGCCAAAAGCCGAAGTTGTGTGGATCGACTACGATAGTCTCGACTTCACCCAGGCCATTGTTGAGTGCCGGATTGAATATCACCTTCTCGATGGTGCATCCATGAACCTCTGCCATCTTCACGGAGTCACCATAGATGTCTTGCTGCTCAGTCTCGTTCCACCAGTACCGAGCCATCTTGTGAAGGCTGTCAGCCATATCATCATTCTCACCAATAACATCGAAGGTCGGATTGTTATCCGTGAGCAAGTTGACCGTGCGCTCTATGTGGGAATTCACAAGGCTGATAGAGGCCAGGGGGATGGGAGCAGACGCACCGGAGCGCCAATGATGATTCCTATACATTTCGTAATTCCGATGCCATTTCTGAGGTAGGCGCTTCCTGTCCTTGTCCTTGATAATCCGTTCAAGGATTGCAAAGGCAACGTGGCCGACACTCTTGTCGCCATCCGGCGGCAAAAGGCTATTGATCTGTTGACGCTCCTTTTCATCGAGATCGGGCGCTGCCAACCTTGCCAATTTACTCTCTACAGTTGCCATTTTTGTCAACTCCTATTCCTCTTGTTGATAGACCCATCGTGTATGACAGCCCACGGTTGCATACCTATTTCCATTCTTGTGATCTCTAACAGCTTCCATTTCGCAACCACAGGCACAAAGTTCAAGGTCTACTTCCAGTTCTGGCTCCTCTTTCTCTTCAACGATAAATATCTCACTCGACTGATAGACATACAGCTCGTTGGCTTCTAATTCTCTGCCAGCGATGTGGGGGATGAAGAGGTGCTGGTCGTACTGATCCTCGCTAACGGATTGTGGACAGATCAGACCCATTCCCGTTGCATCTGGTTCTGGCATCTGCCAATGCTCACAGCCAACTCTCCGCTCGAACATCGAGCCCCTGAGAGGCAGATCCAGATTTTCTGCCTTGGCATTGGCTATCCACAGCCTACATTTCGCACACGCAACCTTGAATTCCCGCTTAGTTTCTTGAAACTCTTGGACTTCCGCTACTAAACTCATTGCATCCCCTCATAAGGTCTAGCCCTAGCCATTTCATCCAATTCCTCGTCCGTGTAACCGCCCTCTTCCGGTGAACGAAGAGCCTTTTCAAAGACATCTTCCTCTAGCGGTTTATCGTCGAGGCCGAACAAACCTGTCATAGGGAGTGTTTCTTCACCCTGGGTTCTTCTACCCAGGAGAAAGCCAAAAAAAATGAGGACAATCGCTACGATTATCCCCATGCCAACAAGGATTAAGGCTTGAACAATTACAGGATTCACCATATAGACTCCGCAATCTCATCATTGAAATACATCATGTCGCCTATATCTTCTTTCATTGCTTTCTGAGCGTACTTCTCCCAGGGATCTGTTTCGGGCTTCTTCTCTGTATGGTCGATCCATTTCTGCTGCCATGACTTCGGCTTATTCTTCTCTATGTCTGGATAGTAATCAGCGAAAGCCAGCATCAGAGCCTCCGCCCTGTCCGGCGACTTGATGCCTTCTTTCTTCATCCTCTGCTTACTCCAGATCAAGATTCTTCCCCGCGAGTCCAGCTCATACTTGATTGATGCCAGCTCACGGATAAGAACCTTGTCATTGGGAATGCTTATCATCCCGCTCTCAAAATGCTCTCTTAACTTCCAATAAAGCTCAGATCGTTTGTTGACGTACAATGTGGGATCGCTCGTAGCTTCACGCACATCAATTCCCATCACATCAAGGCCTTGCTCCAAGAGCCTTTCATAGACTCCGATGCCAACACCACAGACATCAATTCGGATAAGCTCCGGCTCAATCGGTCTGCGTCTGCCTTTATACTTCCGAGTCTCCGGCCCTCTGCGTGTCAGACCAGCGATCCGGCCAGCCGCCTTCATACTTTCTTCCTTCTCATAAGCAACAAGGCCGATAACTCGAACACCTTTTATGAAACAGAAAACCGTATCGTTGTCTCCCCCAGCAGCTATATCGACACCGACTGAATCAACTGGCCTGTTTGATAGCGGCTTGATGTATTCGATCTCGCGGTCAACAGCCGCGACTATCCAGGGCAATGGAATGACAGTCGAATCATCTTCAATGGGAAACTCACCGAGTACATGAACACGATAAAAATTAGAAGTTTTACCGCCTGGGCGATCAGCCATGTTTTCCAGCCATTGCGGATTCCTCTTAACCAATTCTGAATCTTCGCTACTGAAATGGAACACCTTCCAGGGCTTATCTGCATATTCATGGTGGGTAGAATGAAAGAAACCGAAAGTCCTAGTCGGGTTGCCGACCAGGAGCGCCTTGTTACCGAGATCGGTCATTGCGCCCTCTAGGATCTCGAAGATTTCATCCGGCACACCGCTGGCCTCATCGACAACAAACATCATGTTCTCTTCGTGAAAACCCTGAAAAGATTCGGAAGCCTCTTTCCGTGCGGTTCTAGCAACGGCGAACCACGTTGCTTTATGCTCTTTATGAAAGATCCTGTCGGTAGTAAGTTCAAAAAAGTCAGCAAAGTATTCGTCCATCTGTCGGTGCTGTTTCGTCAGCTCCGCCCATAGAACGTCACGCAGTTGGTTCTCAGTTGGTGCGGTACAGGGAATACGACAATGAGGCTTAGTAACCATGTACCACCAAATCACCATTGCAAGGCCTGTAGTCTTGCCGATTCCACGGCCTGATCGCGCAGATACATGATCGCCAGCCTGGATCGCCGTGAGCAATTTGACTTGCTCCTCAGTCGGCTCCATGCCGATTACTTCCCTGGCGAACCCCAGCGGATCGGCCTTGTATGGCTCGATCTTTAGCTCGTAGAGAAGATCAGGATTTCTCTTTTCCAGTACCGCGTCGATCAGGGATAGCTCTAGCTGGTCGAGCTTTTCCTTCTCCCACGGTAATAGATTCTCTTCTTGCGATGAGATCCTCAAGGGTTTTATCCTCGAATTGTTGCACCAGTACCATGACCTTGTGATCGACTACACCCTCAGTCTTGATCTGGCTCTGTTTGGGCTCCTTGCGCTTTATGATCTCGTTGATAATGTGCATCATCATCACTCGATCACGCAACTCTACAGCTTCGGCAAGTAGCACCCTAATGAGATCCCAGGAGCTTTTCAGTAGCTCCTTGGAAATGTCCTGGCCTGTCAATTCCCGCAGTAACTTGGCAACGCGATCATAGTCAACACCGCTTTTCTCAGCGATTTCCTTAATCCTGATCTCGTCTACAACGTGATCTTGAAGGAACAGGTGTTGCCGTGCATGGGAATTCTTTTTCCCTGCGCTGTCTCTAGGTTTAGCCATTATCCGGTATCGCCGATGTGAATGATTAGCGCGGCTGTAGCACCATAGCTGCCCTCTGAAACGTCCAGGCATGGCCGCACAGGTTTTCCGCCAAATGGTTTGATAACGTGTTCACCCGCTATGTTCGAGAAGATTATCGGGCCTGTCAGCGATCCTTCCCTGATAACACATTTATCCGTTCCGGCTGAAATTGTGAAATCAATGCTGATAATTGGAATGCCAGCCACGGATTGTTCCGGCCACAGATCAAAGGCCGTAACATCAGTATCTATCGAGGTTAGGGTAAGAAAAGCGCCCCCTCTTGTAATAATGTTTGCCATGATTGATCTCCTTCTTGTACCAAGCTGCGAAAACGGTTTAGTAGGGAGTTAATTGCATTATGTGTTCTTCCTTGTCCTCTTTCACTAATCCCTTCATCGAGCCAATATCCTGCCATTGTTGGCAAGAGATCCTGCAGCCAGCCCTCATCCCACCATTTACCATGCACCATGTAGACTTGTTCTTCTGTGCCGGAGAGTAGTAGATCACCCTTCTCAATCACTCCCGTTTCCGGCTTCATCTGCCAATGATGAATTCCGGTGAAGGCGTATGGCGGCATACAGATCATCTTCTCGTACTTGCGGAGCTTGATCCCCAGGAGATTCAGGTACAGGAAATCATCCCAGGCATCTACCCGCCTGGACTTATAAAGCTCATCGAACCAATCGAAGTTGCGAGTATCTATGAAGATCGGCACAGTCGTATGGATCTGCGGATACGGCCACTCATCAGCCTCAAGAAAGCATTGGTATTGTTCCTGGTAGGCTTTGTTGAAGTTGATAATCATGCCGTTACTGCCAGTAACGATCAGTCCCTTACTCGCAGCCAGGAAGAACACATCTACATTAGCCTCGACCCACATATCCGCGTCCAGCAAGCAAATGGCATCATAGGTAGTGCCGACCTCACAGGCCACGCGGAAACGCTCAATGGCTGTCTGATGGATCTGATTTTCACCCTCAGAATCAACCAGCTTTATGTGAAATGGATAAGCTCTTTGTTCCAGATCCTCAAAGAACCAATCCGGCAATCGGAACGAAATTAGAATGACATCGTGCGTACTGCCGATCCGCTCCATGCTGTTGAACATTGCCATCAGGCCAGGAATGTAATTCTCGCTGGCGGCTACAATGTAAGCGTAGTTAGAGCCCATAGATAACCTCCGCTATCCTCGCTCCAGCGTTGCCATCCTGTCCGTGATCGCAGGGCTCAGAGGGCCAATGCGCGAATTGAGCATCGACTATAGCTTCCTTGCTGTGACCAGCCAGTACCACATGGCCTGAATGAACAAATTCAGGGAATTCAGTATTTCCCCTCAGCATCACACATCGCTTGCCGAGCCACACAGCTTCACGGCCAACACCGCCGGAGTCGGTAAAGATCATATCAGCGCCAAGCTGTAGGCTTAACATCGTGACATAATCAACTGGTTTCAATACTTCGATATTCTTATATTCTTTCTCCAGCTTAATGCGTGGATGCTTGGGGAAAATGACCCTCTGTTCGAGTGAATTCAGGGCATCCAGAATTTCCTCAATATGCTCATTTGCGTTCGCTTCCCTGTGTACTGTTGCCAGGAAATAGTCACCCAGCATCGGTACGGTTTCATCTATGAAGGACATCATCGAATCATAAAGCGTGTCACCGACCACATAGTTATGATTCGGCGGTGAGCCATACCATTGCTGCATCATGGGCCTGGGGAAATGTGTTTCCCTCTCGATCTGCCTCTTGTTTTCGGCTGTCACACAGAAATTCACCTGGGCTAGGTGATCCGTCAGGTAACGGTTTCTTTCCTCCGGCATAGTCCAATCGAACGACCTTAATCCAGCCTCTATGTGAATGACCGGAATTTTCAGTAGCTCCGCAGTTAAAGCACCACCCAGGGTAGAATTACAATCGCCGACCACGATCACATAGTCGGGTTTCCTATGGATCAGGATCGGCGCGATTTGATCCAGCATCAACTTCATCTGGATCGTCGGATCATGGCTGGCACAGTTGAGTACCTGATCCGGCTCTTTCTTTCTCAGTTTCCAAAACTGCCTGGACAGACCATAATCGTAATGCTGGCCTGTGTGAACCAGGAAGTTATCGACCTTATCTTCATCGAAGTTGATTGAGGCTGCTTTTATGAATTGGGGCCGTGTTCCAATGATTGTGACTGATGTACTCCGTCCCATACTTCCAAGCCCTCTAGCCATTGTACTCGACATTCTCTATTGAAAAAATTCCACATCTGATTAAAGATCAGGTGGTTGTGGCCGCAGTTAGGACTATTCGGAGCCAGGTACTTTCTGCAAAAGTTAGCAATCCAGTATTTCCTGTGAAACTGGTTCATTTGCTGGTCGAGATAGAAAATCTTGTCTCCCTCTCTCCTCACCTTGCCCTGGGAGCTAAGATTGAAAACCCACAGGTTGCCAGGGAGCGCAATGGGCTCTTGTTCGAGATCCCGCAAGGCATAGTTGAGTGCATCCATCCAACTCAAGGTGCAATCAGGCCTCCGGTGAAGATCAAGAACCAGCTCCAAAACCGCCTTTTGATGTCGAGTAACAAAGCACGGTATATCAGCGTAAGGGATCATCCAGGTATGGACGTAAGGGTGTTTCCCCTTCTCAGTCATTCGTGAATAATCAGCGCAGCCTTGCTCATTTGTGCCGACAATGATCTGGCCTGTCTTTGCCGACAAGTCGTAGTACATGGTGACATCTTTAAGCGGGCAGACATCGGCTCCGTGAATGTTGACGACCTTGTACTGATCGAGTAGCTGAATGGCTCTCCAGGGTGGTGCGAATCGGCAATACCATCCGGCATTCTTTGGCTCGTGCCACATGGTAGGGTCAATGACCTCGAAATTCACATTAGGCCATTGATCTTTGTATTCCTGATCTAGCTCGAAATTTACCTGGATCACATAGACATCAATGTGAGTCATGCCGTAGTATTCCATTGCATTTAAAATGCCATTCGTTCCTGGCATATAGCCTCTAGTGGTACTGAAAATCATAGCGTAGTCAGCCATTCACTCACCATCCCATCCTCGTAGTGATCTACATGAACTGCCTTAACGTCCAGGTGCTTTACATAATCCGTAATCTTGTGATTCCTCTCCAGGTAAAACGTCCTTGTCGGCATGACTGATAGAGCAGTAACAAGAGGGCCAGAAGCAATTCCGACAAAGGCGAAAGATACTTGTATAAGACCGATGAGATTAGACAAATTAGCATTACAATACCGTACATGACGATCAATAAACCCATAGCGAGTATTAGCAGGATTGTGAAACAAATGCCTAAAATGGGCTTCAACGGGAATTTTTCCAGCATCCAAAACCTCCTGCCATACTTTTCGCGCTACCTCCTCTGGACAGTTGACCGAATTCGGTAAGGCCGTACCTTGAAAATGGACTGAAACAATCGGCGATGGTTTCTTCGGCAAAGCCGCAATTTCAGATAAAGGATCAATTCCAAGCTCATCCACGCAGCATTTCTGCGCTTTAGTGAGTCCAGATCCCTCCGACATAGGAAAATCAAGGTGGAAAACGTAATCGTGATCCGGCCCCTCTTTATCCGGAAATGACTCGAAAATACATTCCTGACCACATTCGAGATACAGATCGAAATGCACATCAGCGTAGAGATCCTGCAGCCGCTCGAAGATCGGCATGAACATCAGGGTATCGCCCCAGCCATGACCGAATCGAATCAGGACACGCTGCCCTGGCTCAAGGTACTCAACCAGTTTCTTCTCGTGGTACTCGCCAATCAAAGTTTAGCTTGCCCCCTTCGTAGTACATCTTCACGGCATCTGCGATCATGTAGGGCTTAATCATCGTGAAACATTTGGGAGATCCATTCTCCATCGTCAGGCATTTAGTGTGACCCCCACCGCGCCAGCACCCATCCCATTCACAGCATTCAAGACAGCCATTTGTGTAAAGATAGCGTCCATGAGGATATAGATGCCAGCGCACACCTTCTTTGCCCGCTGCCACGCACACATAAGGTTTCTGCAGGGCTGCGGCCAGGACGAATTGAAAGCTGATCGGGCCTATTGTTCCCTCAGACCAATGGCATAATCGTATGAGTTGCCGGAGATCCGTCTTGCCTACCAGGGAAAGGACACCCGTAAGGTCTGGATGATGATGGGCCTCATGGCCTATCTGGACTATCTTTATTCTGTTGTCAAAGAACCGTGTGAGAATGTCTACAACTTCTTGCCAGCGATGATATTGCTTGAGTGCATTGTCCGGCTTAGATCCGGCATTAAGGAGCCAGAATTTGTCTTTCCAGCCGAACTCAACCTCAGCCTGATTTATCCAGCTTTTCTCTTCATCGCTAACCCAAAGCTCCGGCAAGATCCCTGTTGGTAGGATCTTGACATCGAGCTTCTTCTCAATATCCAGCCTGAATCCGTCAGCGAAATGTATCCCTGTAACGCCGCTGTTGTGAATGGCATCATAGCCGATGTCGAACTGTTCCACCTCTTCGTCGTTTTCATCGAGTGGATGCAGCCAGGGATTATTCTCCCAAATTTCGGCACAGGGACTTCTTACGTCGATCAGGAAATCAGGATATGAGTTAGCAAAGTCGGCGACAGCCCTAGTCATGGTCAATACGTCACCAGGGCTCTGTCCGTTTCTAAGGATTATCTTCCTCATCTGTTTCGGTTTCTGTTTCTAGGGATTCGGGAAGAATTTCTTTAGCGATATGCTCGATACTGAGCATTATATCTTCCCTGGGAAAGTTGTGAGTTAAGTAGTAATGCTGGATCGTTTCCTCTTCGTCCATGTAGCTGATCCTCACAAACAATTTACCGCTTGCCAGGGCTTTTTGGAGCTGTTTCCTCATTTCGATAAAATCTAGCATTATGGCCTCCAGCGATTAGCAAACAAAAAGGTTGTTACATCTTTGCGTGGAGGACATTCACAATCATTTTCAACCATAGGGCTGAATCCAAACTTATCAAAGAGCGCGATCAGGGAGTCCTTAGTGAAATAATGTAAATGTTCCCCTGGTTTAAAATGCTTCCATTCACTCAGGCCTTCCTCCGGTATGATCGGAACCGTGCAAGCAACTTTCTTGGAGAGCATCAGGATCGGCTCTATGTCCTGAAAGTCCCTAATATGCTCCAGAACGTCCCAAAAGCACGTTACGTCATAGGGAACCATGTCGATGCCTGTTTGTGGATACAGGCCCAAATCATAGCTCCATACGTCAGCCCAGGGGGGTCGCCATGCTCGAAACCAGCCGACACCGGAACCATAGTCCAGCACCTTCAACTTTGAGCGCCATCCTCGTCCGGCTGGCAAGTAAACACCTTGCTCTATAAAATGCCAGCGAATGTCGCTGATCCGCTCTGCCGTGGCGCTGTGAATCCTCAGTAAATTTTCGTAGTAGTTGAGATCGTACATAGCCCGATTTTAACCAGCCCAAATTCTAATGCAAGCCCTAAGTCGATGTTGAACTGGAAGATGAACTACAGCTTGAGCTTGAGCTTGAAGTTGGCAAATGTATCTCCACCTGACAAGCAGCTATAAAAGCAAAATTGAGTCCACCAAGAGCGAATCGGAACCAAACTCTCAGATCACTAAGCTCTTCCATCGTTTTGGAAGTTGTAAATTTCCATGAGTATTCGGCCCAAGCTGGAGTTAGAGCTTGTACTTGTTCGCTACCAATGATGCTTGCACCATCGTACAGAGAGATTCCTACCGATGTTGGCCCATTAGTCCATCTGGCATCAATTTTTACGTCTATGGATTCGCAATTTCCAGAAAATGAAGGATTCTCAAAATCTGTCTTTTCAGTCACGCCTGTACTGGCAAAAATCGTACTGCTTTGCCTTGCTGGATCTCCATCATCCCAATCATTTATTTGATCCCATCCGGTAGCACCACTCCATGTATGATCGAAGTCACCATTAGGATTCAATATCGTTAATGGAGCTGCTGATGAAGATGAGCTTGAGGACGATGAGAATGAAGATGAGCTACAAGATTCTGAGGATGAACTGGAGCTTGAAGAACTACCAAAAATAAGCTCAACTTCCACCTCAGAAAGTCGATCAGCGTTGACCGTATCATCAAAGCCAATCCACATGAGCATATTTTGAATTTCCATCCAATTCAACTGTAGGTTGTGATCTACGGTGTAAGTCACCCAACTCGTAGTCGGATTGATATTTGTATTAGTGTATGGTGAACCACCGTCACGCAGTTGCACGTTCACATCGCCAGTACCAGGGCCATCATTTTTTAGTCGCCAATGGGATTTGATATTTATTGTTTGGCCTGAGTAAAAGACATTAGGCCATAGATCCGCTTCGTAGTAACCGTCCGACGAGCTGCCTATTCCCGCCGTATCATCCGGTGATGCTCCAGGGCCAAAGATACCGTTATTGATGTTGCCAGGGTTACTACCAGCACCGAAAGTAAATCCATCAACTAAATCATCCGGTATTGATGGATACATCCATATTCGCGTCTGAAACGTCGAGAAACTTTGCGATGAGCTTGAACTGGATGAGCTTGAACTGAAAGATGATGAGCTTGAGCTAAAGGAGCTGCTAGAAAAGCAGGATGAAGAGCTTGAGAATGAGCTTGAGCATGAAGAAAAGCTACTGGAACAGGAAGAAGAACTGGAAGATGAAGGCTTAACAATTTCAACTTCCATTTCTGATAATTCATGGCTCTCTACGCTGGCGAAACTACTAAATCTTACTTCCAAATTCGTGAGCTGTGCCGCTGTTTTTTGAACTGAAAAACTATGGCTGTAATTGGCATAGCTCGTCGTTGCAGCAATTAGGCCGCTAGATCCATCAAGGCTGCTTCCATCTGAGTACAATTTTATATCGAACTGTTCATTGTCGGCGTTTTTACAGCGAACATGAACTTTAATCTCTAGGCTTGTTCCCTGGAAAGAAGGATTCGTAAATCCGCTCCGCTGAAAATCATCGGAGAACATACCCCCAACGCCATTTGTGTCGTCAGGCGTTCCGGTAATAATTCCATCATTCAGTCGATCCCACCTAGAACTACCGGAGCCAAAAGTAATGTTGCTGGCACTCACATCTTCATCAGGCCGGATGAATTGGCTTTGTAAAATCTGACTTTCACTCGAAGAGGAACTGAATGAAGAGCTGCTTGATGAGAAAGATGAGCTAGACGAGAAGGAAGATGAGCTTGAGAACGAAGAGCTGGAAGATGAGAATGAAGAGCTAGAGCTGGAACTGGAGAACGAAGAGCTGGAACTGCTAAAGCTAGAGCTACAGGATGAGAATGAGCTACTTGAACTCGAACCACAAATGAAGAATTGGACATTGGTTAGGGTATCCCACGGTGAATCAATCCTAGCCATATCAATGCCGTATGACCAATCAATATCAACCGGAGTACCAGCGACATAGCCACTACCACCGCCATCATCATTCGCAATGACGTTTCCACCGCCAACATTATCTCTCAGATTCAACTCGCCCCAACCGCCAGGAGTATGACCGTAAGCCCTGATTTTAATCGGGCGATAACCCACATTCCAAGTACCGCTTTCCCGTATGCTCATACCAGGGCCAGCTTCCTCAAACTGATCCAAGGTAGCATTATATGAGCAGTTAGCGGAGCAAACCCACTCAGGAGTGAAAACATCTACCCATGCTCCAGATTCACACGACGAACTGGAGCTTAATGAGTGTGAACTTGAGCATGAGCTTACCGACTCTGAGCTTGAGCTTTCCGACAATGAGGACGAAGAAGAAGATGCCAGGGAAATGTCTATCTGTACCGAGCTGACAAGGATCGAGAGTCCACTAATCCACCGGAACCATACTCGCATATCACTCAGCTCTGCAGCGGTCTTAGTCGTTGCGAAACTGTATTCAAATTCACTCCAAGTCCCAGGTAGCAACTGCGGAGCAAATATCTGTTCGCTGCCTATTTGACTAGCACCGTCATAGAGCGACATTCCCAGGCTACCCTGTGACCCGCCGGAGGCCGCACTAAATTTCACTCTCACATAATAGGAATTGCCAGCATACGAAGGATTCTCAAAACCGAGCTTTATGGTATTGGCTGCTAAAGCATAGACATAATCATCATTCCTCGCCGGATCTCCAGCACTAAAATCCTCCGTACATTCCCAAGCTGTAGCCTGACCTGAAAGCGTCCAGCCAGTAATATCAACATCTTCGTCTGGATTTATGCCTGTAAAGAACGGAACTGGCGACGATGAAGATGATTCGCTGGAAGATGAGCATGAGGATGAGCTGCTGAAAGAACTCGAACTGGACGAAAATGAGCTAGAGCTTGAAGAGAAGGATGAAGAGCTTGAACTCGACGATTCGCTAGAGGAACAGGATGAGAAAGAGCTGCTTGAGCTTGAGCAGACGAAGAATTCAATATCCTCTATGTGCCATCCAGTAAACTCATCGGCTGGCCCGAAACTAACAATATCGCTAACTTGACCGCCGATATTAACTTCTGCCGCTGGCGAACCTATCTGATTACTGGCAGAGGCAATCACTCCACTACCGTCTGATAGCGTCCAAGAGAGAGTACCACCTGTAATCGTGACCCTGATTTTTGTTGGTCTGTAGCCAGTTTTCCATGCGCCAGTAGCAGCCAGCCCAAAACCGCCAGGGCCACAAGCATCGAAGTAATCAGGTGAACTATTAACGTGCCTAGTATTGCCGCCAGTTGTTGACCATTTGGTTGTACCAAAACCTAAACCACAGCCAAAGGTAGATGGCGCACCGAATTGGGAGATCCATTGTCCGGCAGAGCAAGATGAGCTTGAACTCTGCGAGGAAGAAGAGCTGCTAAAACTCTCAGAACTCGAAGAGAACGAGGAGCTGCAAGAGCTGAAAGAACTCGAACAGCTTGACGAGCTACTGAAAGAGGAAGAACTCGAAGAGAATGAGCTTGAGCTGGAAGAGCGCGATGACGACGAGCTGAAAGACGACGAGCTGAATGAAGATGAACAGCTCGAAGATGAGCAATTTGAGCTTGAGCTTGAGAAAGAGCTTGAGGACGACGAGAAGGAACTCGAACAGCTACTCGACGACGAGAAGGACGAGCTTGAAGAGGAACAGCTACTTGAGAACGAAGAGCTTGAACACGAGGAGCTTGACGAGAACGAAGAGCTGGACGATGAGAAACTGCTACTGGAGCTAAAGCTCGACGAACTCGAACTCGACGAGAACGACGATGAGCTGCTTGAGAAGGACGACGACGATGAGAAAGAGCTACTGCTACAGCTTGAGCTGAAAGAGCTTGAACTCGACGAGAATGAAGAACTCGAAGAGCTGAAAGAGCTGCTACAGCTTGAACTAAAGCTCGACGACGAGCTTGAGAAAGACGAACTCGACGAGGAAAAAGAGCTGCTTGACGATGAGCAGCTTGAGCTTGACGAAAATGACGAGCTACAAGAACTCGATGAAAAACTTGACGATGAACAGCTTGAAGATGAGCTTGAGCTAAAAGAGCTAGAACACGAGGAGGAGAAGGAGCTGGACGAAGATGAAAAGCTCGACGAGCTGGACGATGAGAAAGCCGAATCACATGAGCTGCAAGAGCTACAGGATGAGAACGATAATGATGGGCTAGAACTGCTAAAGCTCGATGAACAGCTCGATGAGAACGAGGAGCTTGAACTCGAACATGAGCTTGAGAAGGCTGAATCACAGCTCGAACACGAAGATGAAGAGAACGAGCTACTGCAGGACGATGAAGAGCAAGAGCTAAAGCTCGATGAACAGCTAGAGGAGCTGGAACTCGACGAGCTGAATGACGACGACGAGCAACTAGAGGAGAAGGCTGAATCACAAGAACTGCAGCTCGACGACGAGCTACAGGACGACGAGCTTGAGAACGAGGATGAAGAGCTGGAGAACGATGAGCTGCTAGATGAAGATGAGAATGCCGAATCGCAAGAGCTAGAGGAACTGCAAGAGCTAGAGTAACTGGATGAAGAAGATGAGATAGATACAGAGCTTTGTGAGGACGACGAGCTTGACGATGAGAAAGCTGAATCACAGGAAGATGAGCAACTGCTTACCGACACCGAACTCAGCGAAGATGAAGAGCTGGAGGATGAGAATGCCGAATCACAAGATGAACTCGAAGAGCATGAACTGGAAGATGAGCCTTCAATAATGACCTGTAATTCAAGCTCAGTAACTCGATCATTCCAGCTTGGATCTTGGCACTCAACCCTCAACCGTGCATCTGTAAGCTCTGCGGCTGTCTTATTAAGACTCCAGCTTACCGTGTAATCAGCCGGAACACCTGTAGTAATCGTGTATATTGTGCGTGTGCCATGTGACACACCAAAGCTAGACTCGAATCTTACATCAACTCGTCCAGGTGGAGCAAAGAAAGTAAACGCCCTTACAGTACATCTAACTTCTATCGCTTCTCCCTGGAAAACTGGATTTGAAAGTCTAAGTCTAACGTAAGCACCGTTACTGCCCTGGAATCCGTTAGTATCATCCGGCCCAGGTGAGAATCCAGGCCCGAAGATGCCATTATTCACTCGATCTGCGATGCTAGAGCCAGATCCCACAGGAGTAACCGTATATCCACCCTCATCGCTCTGAGGATAGAAGTATTGTCCCTGTAAGACCTGGAAACTCTCGCTGGACGATGAAGATGAGCTACTACACGAAGAGCTGGAAGAGAAAGCTGAATCACAGGATGAAGAACTCGAACTGGAGAACGAGTAGGAAGAGGAGCAACTGCTAAAAGACGATGAACAGCTCGACGAGCTTGAGAATGAAGAGCTAGAAGAGCTTGAAGAAAAGCCAGAATCACAGGACGAGCAACTTGAGCTAAAGCTCAAACTGGATGAGCTTGAGGAGCAAGAACTACTGAAAGATGAAGAGCTAGAGCTAAAAGATGAACTCGAAGATGAGAAACTGGACGAACAGCTAGAGCTGCAGCTCGAAGATGAGCTAAATGACGACGACGACGAAGAGAACGAAGAGCTGCAGGACGAGAAAGAGGAGCTGCAACTGGAGAAAGATGAAGAGGAACAGGTACTTGAAGAGCTACAGGACGACGATGAGCTGGAGAACGACGACGATGAGCTAGAGGACGAGAAGAGCGAATCACACGAGCTACAGCTACTACAAGAGGATGAGGAGCTGAGTGAGGATGAGGATTCGCTGGAAGAGGAGCAAGACGAACTCGAACAGGATGATTCCGAGGACGATGAAGATCCAGGGCAGACCAGCCAGCGCAATGCCAACTCATCGAGATACCAAGTACCGGATTCCGTAGCGCCGGAGTGCCACGCGATCACGGTATTGGTGTTATTCTGAATGTTGACCAGATCGCTTACCAGATTCCAGGTATTCGGAGTAAGACCAGGATAGTTATGAACATTCAAAGTCCCATCATCATGCTTGATGGTTACTCTGATCTTAGTCCGATCAACTGGATAGATCCAAAATGAGAGTTGATAGACTCTCGTTACGCCTAGAGAGGCCGGATTCCCTATCGGAAATCGCTGTTCGATGCCTTGCGGATCTTGATCCCCAGCCCTGAATTCAGCAACGAATTTGCGTGATTCAAATCCAGCATACCTTCTAGCATCCGTGTGTACTTGCTCAATGCTGTCCTCATTGACCTTTACCCTACCAAAGTCGTACCAAATCCAATCAGGATACACAGCTAAGACATTGTTCCCATAGACAGGTATAGAGTCACAGTCAGCCGATGAGGAAGAGCTGCAACTAGAGGACGACGAGCAAGAGGACGACAGACAAGAGCTGCTTTCCGATGAGCTACTGCAGCTAGATGAGCATGAGCTGGACGAGAAGGCCGAGTCACACGAACTCGAAGAACTTACCGAGCTTGAGGACGAGAAGGAGCTGGATGAGGACGAGAAAGAGGAGCTTGAAGAGGATACGGAGCTACAGCATGAAGAGGAAGATGAAACTGAGCTTGAGCTAGATTGGCTGGACGAAGAGGACGAACACGAAGATGAAACCGAGCCAGAGAGAGAGCTACTGGACGAGCAGGACGACGATAGGCTCTCTGATGAAGAGCTTGAAAAGGATGAGCTGGACGACGAGAAAGAGGAGCTACTGCAGGAGCTAGAACTCGAAAACGAGGAGCTTGAGCAGGATGAAGAGCTTGAAAACGAACTACTCGAAGAGGAGCTTGAAAAAGAGAACGAAGAGCTACAACTGGACGAGAATGACGAAGAACAGCTAGAACTGGATGAAAACGACGAAGAACAGCTACTACTGGACGAGAAGGAGCTTGAGGAGCAAGAGCTTGAAAAACTTGAGCTTGAAGAGCTAAAGCTCGAACTCGAAGAGCTGAAACTCGAAGAGCTTGAGCTGGAAAATGACGACGAAGATGAACAGGAAGATGAAAAGGAACTCGACGAGCTAAATGATGAACTTGACGACGAAAATGAGCTACTGGAGCAAGAAGATGAAGAAGAAAATGACGAGCTAGATGAAACCGAACTTGACGAGCTAAAAGACGACGAACTACAGCTCGAAGAAGAAGAAAATGAGCTTGAGCTGCATGACGAACTCGATGAGAACGAGGAGCTACAGGAAGAAGAAGAAAAGCTCGAAGAGGACGACGAGAAGCTACTCGAAGAGAAAGAGGACGATGAGCAAGACGACGAGAAGGAGGAAGAGCTGGATGATGGGCTGCTTGATGAACACGAGGACGAGGACGAGAACGAGGACGATGAAAAAGAGCTTGAACAGCTCGATGAGCATGACGAACTCCGTGAGCTACTGCTTGACGAAAAACTCGAAGAGCTTGAACTCGAAAAGGACGACGACGAACAGGACGACGAGCTACTAAAGCTCGATGAGCTAGAAGATGAAGAAAAAGAGCTACTTGAGCAAGAAGAGCTAAAAGAAGAGCTTGAGGAAGAACAAGAGCTGGATGATGAAGAACTACTGGAAAAAGAGCTACTTGAGCTAAAAGAGGAGCTGGACGACGATGATGAAAAGCTAGAACTCGAAAAACTCGAACAGGATGAAGAGCAACTGCTCGAAAACGAAGAGGAAGAGGAGGACGATAAAGAAGAGGATGAGGAACTTGAGTAGCTGGAACTCGACGATGAGAATGAAGAGGACGAGGACGAAAACGAAGATGATGAACTCGAAAAGCTCGATGAGCATGATGAACTCGATGAAAATGAGCTGCTACTACTTGAAAAGCTCGATGAACAAGACGACGATGATGAAAAACTCGAACTTGAAGAGCTAAATGATGAAGAACAAGAGCTAAATGAACTCGACGAAGAGCTAGAAGAGGAACATACCGTAAAGAATTCGATATTTGTAACTTGGAATTGAGTTGTGCCGTTATGCTGTAATTCCAAAAATCTAAGATCGAATGTCGAAAAAGTAATTGCTTCAACTTGACCGGAGAAATAATTGGTCGGGAAATTCGTACCGCCAATGACATTTCCGGCAGTATCTTTCAGATTACAGGCATATAGTGGAGAGCCGCCTGTGAATGTAATCCGAAACTTGCTTGGCCTGTATCCACTCCGCCATGCGCCTTGTGTTTCTAAATAGGCCCATTGCTGTGAGCTATATAGATCAGAATCCCATTCCCAATTTACTGAATCCCAGGTACAGGCAAATGGTGGGGCAACAATGCCCCCAGGGTTCCACCTTGAATCGTCAAAGTAAGCAATCCATTGTCCACATTCTAATGAAGATGAAGAAGAGCTAGAGCATGATGAAAAGCTCGAAGAACAGGACGAACAACTAGATGAAAAGCTCGACGACGAGCATGATGAGCTTGATGAAAAGCTCGACGAGCATGAGCTAGAAGAAGAAAAACTCGAAGAACAGCTCGAACTGCTGGAGAAGGATGAGGACGAGGACGACGAAAATGACGAGCTGCACGAACTCGAACTGGAAAAGCTGCTTGAGCATGATGAACTCGAAAAAGATGAGCTACTGCAGCTCGACGACGAGGACGAAAACGAGCTACTGCAGCTCGATGAGCTGCTAAAACTCGACGACGAACAGGACGATGAAAAAGAGCTGCTAGAACTTGAAAAACTTGAAGAACAAGAGGACGAGCAGCTTGACGAAGATGAAAATGACGAACTGCAACTTGACGAGCAAGAAGAGCTAAATGAACTCGATGAGCTGGAGAAGGAAGATGAGCAGCTTGACGAACTTGAGCTAGAAGAGCTGGTATCGGTCAGATGCACACAATCCATGTGGAATGTGTGTCCGGCTGATCCGTTAGAGCGATGGTCGATCTTAATTGATAGCTGATTGCCAACACTCACATAATCAGACGGTGTTCCCGCGCCTGTGAGCGGAAATACATAGTTAGAAGGCGTAGCCTGTGATGGAAAGTCCTGGGCTGCGCCTGTCATATCATCCCACAAGAGCGTTTGGTAATTAAAGATCGCTATTTTGACGATATGAGCGGGATTGCCGCTGTAGTAGCCAGTTATGGATACATCAAGGGTTGATTTTGGTACATTTTCAAAGGTGAATCTTTGATCGAAAGCTGGAATACCCACACCTGAAAGCTCATTGATTACATACTCAGTAAGATCACAGGCATGGGTATCACAGAAAACGCCAGTATTTATCGTGCCGACAATTAGCTGAGAACCATCAACCCAGCGCCAATCCGGTGGAACGCATGAAGGTGAAGAAGAGGATGAGCTAGAAAATGAAGAACTCGACGAACAAGAGGACGAAAAGCTGCTTGATGAACAGGAAGAGCTTGAAGAAAACGAGCTAGAACAGGAACTTGAACTAGAGGAAAAGCTGCTTGACGAACTCGAACTCGAACTCGAAAAAGACGAACTAGAACAGCTAGATGAAGATGAAAAACTGCTCGATGAACTACTGCAGGACGATGAGAAACTGGAAGAGGACGAAGAAAAGGACGACGAGGAGCATGAGCTTGAGCTAGAAAAACTGGATGAGCAAGATGAGAAGGAACTGGATGAAAAACTACTAGAGCAGGATGAAGAACTTGAGCTGGAAGAGCTTTCCGTGCGCTCGTGAAAGCCTATATCCCATACTGATTCTTGTGGGCGTGTTATTCCTGCTTTGCCCGCGCCCATAACGCCATCAGCAATATCATCGTCGAAAGCGAAATTGCCATCTGCGCTCAGATCAGTACCAAAATTCCTAGCGCCACCATCGGTGTAGCCTAACCGGAAATCATCATTGCCAGCATCGGAGAAAGCAAAGGTTTGATTGATCCGGCTGTTTGTACCTGGGGCCGAGCCATCGCCTGATGAGTTATATTCACTCGCAGCATCATAAGAGCCATCAAAGTCCTGCGATCCGGTAGTGCCATTACCCAGGCAGTTTTTACAGATTACCGTACCGCCACTCTCATTGAATCCTTCACCTGAATCAATGGCATGGCAGTTATAGACGTAGCTTGTTCCTGCATCGAACTGAAAGGCAGCATCGTCACAGCCTATGGCGATACTGTTGATGTAATACATCGTATCGCCGCTGCCGCCATTCTCTCTAAAACCCTTAGAATCACCGCCAATGTTGACCGGATTGATGGCTAGACAGCCGATTAAATACTGATTGTTACCTACTAGGGCAGCGCAATAGGCACTACCACCATCTTGATCGAGGCTCATTATCAAGTCTTGAAGTTGGCAGTTAGCCTCAACCACAGAGAACATATCTATGTTGCTTGTTGTAGTGACAAAATAAGCGGCTGATCCGTCCTGGTGGGGGTAGCCATCGTGACCCTCTCCAGAGGCCGGACGGATTATCCTGAAATACGAAGTATTCGTAGTCGCGCCATCAATGACAACTTCATCATCGTGAGAGCCAGCGTAGCACTCTAAGACCTCAGACTGAGTAGCGGTAACGAGATCAATATCAGTTGCAGCTTCCCAGGTAGCAAGGGCTGAGTAGTCCTGTCCACCCCCGCTATCGTAGGTACTGATATTCTCATTTGTGGCAGCTCGTCTTGAGGTAGCCATTAGAGATAATCTCCTATGGCCTTATCAAAGACTAGGCCGCTAACTGCGTATGGTGGATCTGCAGCAACAATTTCAAAATCTTCGCTGTCAATGAGCAAGAATGGTTGATAAAAATCATTTGGATCTGTTGCTCTTGATTGATTAAACGCGGGATATAGAACCTGTAAGCGTCCGAGGGGAACTTCGTATCTTCGCTTGTCGAATCTTTCGCCAGTTTCAGGATCAGTAGGTTCAAAGACCTGTTGAGCAAAGGCAGCAAATTCATTTTCTTCTGGCCCATCAATATGTAGCCAGAGAAAGATTTTGCCTTCTTGCGATCCTATGAAATCTGCTGGTTTGCGAATGGCAATAATATCGCCTTTTTTCATGCGCTCTGTGCCATCGGCGTTATCCGGCGCATTAACCATCGCCAGGGCGATCTCCATCGTCGGGTAATTCGGGTTAGTTACGCCCATTAGTCGTCCTTGTCTATTCGAGCTGTAATTGCTGTTTTCAGTTGGGCCAGGGTACGATCAGGAAGATCCGGCTGTGCTGCAACGCTGCTTTTGAGATCAGAGAGATTATTTGCTGCAGCCACATCTGCTTTGAATTGAGTGAGCCAACCACGCAGGATATTCATTTCATCCTTGATAATGTCGGCAAAGGCGGTCATTAGCTTTCTGTTTCGTGGATGAACCAGGAATAGCCCGCCAGCGCCTAGAGCGTCCTGCTGGTTCTCATCATCTTCCTGGGCGGGAGCGTAGGTATCAATTTCGCCTTGAACGGCGTTACGGACGATATTGCCGCCTACATCGGCGAATTTAGCAAAGCCCAACTCCCGCAACTCACGATCAATGTGCCGAACCTGAGTGCCATCGGGATAAGCTGCGGTTGTCAGAACTCCCCAAAAAGCAGGGGCTCGATCATCCCACATCTGATCTGATAAGCTGATCTTGACGACCTCGCCGGACGATATTCGGTATAGTGCTGTTGTCACGAGCTAACCCCCCTGTAAAAGAAAAGGCCGCTCGTCGAAAGCGGCCTAGTCTTTGCCTATTGAAAGTACGTCTAGTGCTTGTTTTTGCTTAGATATTTTCTCCAGGGCTACCTCCAGAGCCCATTTTGCAGCACTCAAAGCACCCTGGAGCTGATGCCTGGATTCAACGGCTTTTTCATACTCATCGAAGATCAGGATCAGATCGGCCTTGTCCTGATCTCCGTCAGGCATAGCCTCAACGATCTTGCGGATTCGAGCAAGCCTGTCACCAAGCGTGAGGCTTTCGGCATCCTGTACCATTGCCTTTACAATATCTTATACAGGTCTGAGATTGCTTGGTGCATCGGGCGGGACGAAGTAACGCAATCCGAAAGTCTCGCCATTCAGCACTCGCGTAGGGTCGTCCGACCATGAAATGTCGCTTTCCCCCACATTTGTTCCATCGGCAGTTAAAATGCGCCTAGATTTAACGCCCACAAAATAAGATCCTTCAACATTAAGCGTAATTAGCTGATCTGTATCGGTGGTTACGGCAACTTCGGCAGGATTATCCTTATTGGGATCTGTGACAGCATTTGCCAGATAGACAACGTATTCAATGGTACTATCGGCTGGGACAGTCACCGCATCCCAAGCCACGGTAGCCTGATTCGCCGTATGCCACGTTTGCGCCAGGGCTAGTCCGGCCACAAGCAGGATAGCGACGATAAAAAGGGTGATTTTCCAATGTTTCTTCATTTTAAAACTCCTCTCCATAATAATCCTTGGGAATTAACTCAAAACAGTCACAAATAGCCTTTAATTCCAACATTCGACCTAATTTAAAGGCCAAATATGTAAAAAAGACGAAGTAAACTGCCTTTACTTGTAACGGCTGTGTTAAAAAGGCCCATAATTCGATCATTATCGCAATCTTCCCCTCGTTTTAGACCTAGCGCCACCATAACGCCTACCACCAAAAACGTCCCTTCGAGGATCTTGACCTGGACGAGCCATAGTCAACGACTTATGGAACGTAGGCATCGGCTGGTTCGAGATCCCACCAGTAGCAGCCGCACCCCTACCTTGCCTCTGAGCCCTTCCCGTTTTCAGTAACGCCTGTATCCTACTCTGAGGCTTACCCATCGGAGAACTGCCCTTCTGTACCTGGGGCTGTGATGTTCTAGGGGCCACACCCTCACCCCTTCTGCCCTTCTGAGCTGCCTGAATGCGCGGATCTCCCCGCGCCATCGCCTTCGCCCTCTGCTGTTCCTGAAATGCCTGTCCAGAATGAGGCCTAGCCGCCATAAAATCCTTCGGCATAGGCTTATTCATCCGACCCATCAGCTTCCTTACATACTGATCGAACAACAAAGGCATCAGTAAACCCTCCCATCAGTCCACCATAGATGAGGAAAATCCCGAATATCTAACACATAACTCCGCTTCTTGTTCACAGGATCATCCTCACGCCTACCATAATGATGAATAGGCGCAGCCTGAACCAACTTATCCCAATACGCAAAAGATCCGTGCCCACAGGCATCTAAAAACCTCTCAGGCCTGAAACGCGGATCTTGCTTTAACCAAACACAACGTACAAATATGTGAACCCCAGGATACTCCCGCCTATAACGTACATGATCCCGCACATTATAAGTAAAAGCATAACGCGGCGGTATCCCAAATAACCTACCAGCCTGATGAAACGGTGTCTCTCGATGCTTGTACTCCGCCTCAACACCACTCAACACCATCACAAAATCAGGCCCGTAAATATCAGAATTCTCAACTAACTCTAAATCCCAATATAAACCGCATATCTCACGAAAACGATCCTCACCAGCCTTAGACCCCTGTACCCACGCAGCCTTATCCTCAGTATCTAACCTCATGCCCCCTGAGTATGCCGAAGAGAATATCTAATTCAAGAAAATTTTCAGAAAAAATTCCGGATCTCACACTAGAATTGAAAAAATTATGCAGATTTCACGGTAGGTCGTATATACAAGCTATTGGCCGTTTGGTCAAGGTCGCCCAGGTATGCCCCCTTCAATTCATAGCTACCATCTATTAGTGCTGCGCCCCAGGTTTCACCCTCACCTGGACGCGCTCAACTCCTCCGATCCCCGCGCTGGGATGCCTGATGGTAGTCTAACCGATGGGTCAACCCGATATAACGCCCAGGTGTTTAGTCCGATAAGGGATAATATGTAAACTAGCCCATAACCACGCGGGTTCAGGGCTCGGTGTTGGGGCTTATTGCGAAACGAGGCCATATCTTTAGACGATAAGCCGATAATTAACACAAAATAGGTTGATGCCTATGGGCTTTATTGCCGGATTGAGGTATTACCCCAGCAGTAGAGCCTATTCGCGGCTGGTGTTGGCTATCTGCTCGACTGGTACAAATACCCCTTGACTAAAAAAGCCCCATAGTTTAAGGTAAGGGAACACGCAATAAACCTTTAACAGGAGAGGAGGCGCGGATCATGGCGGCAGGATATTTAGCAGGGCCAGGGCAACACGCGGGGCCGTGTTACGAGTATTGCCAGCACAGCGATTGCAATGCTACCAGGAACATGGCGCAAACGGGCTGTTACATTTGCCAGGAGGCCATTGGCTACAACATCGGATTTTTTAACGATCCGGAGGAAGGGCTAGTGCATCGACTTTGTTATTTGCGATCAATAGAGAAAGGAGGCCAGGAGTAATGGCGAAGAGGAGAACCGAGAGAGCCAGGAGGAGAACCAAGGCCAAGGCGCGGCGAAGGCTGGAAGGCCCGCCGCCAGGATTGAGTAAATATGCGAAGAAACGCCAGCGCAGCCAACCCCAGGAGCCCGCCAGGGCTTGATAGTTTGGCTGGGGTAAGGCAAAGACCCAACAAAGGAGGCCTAAGAGCATGACCCACCAAGAGAATAGGCAAAAGACCTGCGAGGAGCGGATAGGCGGCTACTACCGCCGGACGTTTGAGGAGATCCGCCGCTTGACAGGGCGGGAGGAGATCACCCGCGCCGACCTGGAGGAGTTAGGCGCGGATATTGACGAGTATCTGAACCCCGACCACGATCCACAAGACGAGGAGGAGCCAGAGATAGATCAAGACGAGGCGCGGCGGGTATTGCGTGAAACCTGGGAACAAGACATTTTATCCATTGATAGATCCGAGAAGGTGCGGGTCTGTTTTTCCTGGGGAGGGCCAGCCGATTACATTGATATTTACATCAGCGGCCAGGGCCACGAGCGAGAGATAGAGCGGGCCGTTTATTTGTTTCAGGATTGGTTTGACGGAGCAGAACGAGAGATCACAGGGGACGACTTTGAGGCCATTTGCGAGTTGTTCGACTGGTTAGTACATGAGTGAGCCTTGACGGTGAAGGGCGGAGCGATCCGCCCCGATCCGCCAGGGCTTTTTCATTTTGAGGCCTGGACTAACCACAACCCCCACCAGGAGGCCACGCACATGAGCAACAGAGAGGCACAGCGTCAAGGCTATGGGCTGGCTGATCTAGTAGCGGCGGAAGGATTCAAGACCGCGCATGATCTAGCCGAGGTTTACATCATGGATTCGTTAGTCCCTGCAATTTGTACGGTTTGCGGGTACACCACCCACTATGAGCCGGACAGCACCAGGGGATGGTGCGAGGTATGCGACAAGGGAAGTTGCGTTTCGGCCCTCGTTTTAATGGGTATTATTTGACATTCACCAGGAGGCGAGCCAGCACCAGGGCGACCAGGGCGCGGGCCGCCTCCGCCCCCGAGGAGCCGACCAGGGAAACACCAGGAACCCGATAGAAACCAGGAGGTAGGAGCCGATGAAACTAGCAGAATTCATCAAGAACAACAGGGAAGAGTTAGACCGTTGTATTGCCAGCGCATTAGACCAGGACACCAACCCCTATCCCAATGACCAAGAGCGGCGGCTATGGGTATTGAATGACGAGGGGCTTTATAACTGGGCCAGATCGGAGGGTGTAAGGATATGAGCGAATGCCAACATCATTATGAATTCAGGAACTATTGCGGCGCGAGGGTATGCCGCGAGTGTGGCGACCACAAAGGCCTAGCGCGATGTTATTGCGGCTGGGGTCTTATGCCAGGGGAACGCCTTGAGGATGATATAGGCGAGGGAGTCTTTGACGGCGAGGGTTGGGACGTTGAGTATTAAACGGAAGAATGCGCGGCGCAGCCGTAACACCGAATTGGGGCTAGAGATACTTTGCGCTCGATGCCAGGAGTATTGGCCCGCAGACCTTGAATTCTTTCACAAGAAGGGCGATGGGCTTCACAGCTATTGCAGGGCTTGTGTCAACGAACGGTGTTACGAGCTGCGCGGCGGCTTATCAGGCTGGGCTTATCAGGCCCGCCAGGAGGAACAAGCCGATGGAACCCATTGAGACAATAGAGTATCGACACCACACCATTAAAGTTTACCAGGATGATGATCCGCATGGATCACCAAGGGATTGGAGTATCCTCGGAACCATGACTTGCTTGCACAGCCGTTACCGCCTGGGTGACGAGCATGAATACACCGTGGAGGAGATTCAGGAGATAGTTGAAAGACCCGATGTTATCGCGCTCCCCTTGTATCTCTTCGACCACTCAGGGATCACCATGAGGACAACCCCATTTAGTTGCCCCTGGGATTCAGGACAAGTTGGATTCATTTGGGTAACGAAGGAGAAGGTGCGCGAGGAATTCAAGGTGAAGAGGGTAACTCAGAAGATAGAGGACAAGGCTATCAAGTTGCTGCAGGACGAGGTTTATATGTACGATCTTCACATTTGCGGCGAAGTATATGGGTATGTTACCGAGGACGAGGACGGAGAACACATTGATTCGTGCTGGGGCTTTTACGGCGATCCGCATAAATACATGGTGAAGGAGGCAATGGAAAACATCGACTACGCCACGAAGGAGCAAGTAGGTCTGATTTACTGAAATCAGGGGATAGCCAGGTATCAATCCACTTGAGTTATGGCCTTGAGCGGCATTTTAGAGCTATTAAATAATTTAATATGGAGGGAAAACGCATGAAAACACCGGAAACGATAAATCCACCCGAAATATGCAGCGTCAAGGCGCGATGCCAGAAATGCAGGGTATCAATACTCTTCACGCCGCCACAATGGAGGCTACACGGATCAGTCTCACCATGCCTTTGTGGTGGGACATTGAAGGAGGAGATACCGATGGATAGAGAAATGCAGCAAGAGGAATTCTTTGAGGAGCCGAAATCCTGGTGTTACTGTGGACACCTGGGGGATGGGCTCAACAGTCAACACGCAGGGATCAATGGACACGGACGTTGTGAGTTTAACAGTTGCGACTGTGATCAATTCACCTGGAAGAGGTTCACCAATCGCTTTAACGAATGGCGGGCCAGGAGGGAAGAGTAATGGCAGAGCCAAAGATCACGGAAGAGGAATATGTGGCGGAGAATGGGGCCGTTTGCCCCTGGTGTCTTAGCGGCGACCTGGAATGGGGGCCGCTAGAGGCCGAGGAGCAGGGAGCAATTCAGTATGTGGACTGTAATGCCTGTGACAAGCGATGGCTCGACAGACACGAACTAAAAGGATTCATGGAAATCATTATGTGAGAGGAGGGAGAACCCGATGGAATTTATTATCAAGATCAACATGGATAACGCGGCATTTGAAACGCCAGAGTATGAGATCACGCAACGTCTTAACAAGATCCACGATCAGGTGCGGGACGGTGTTGTCTTTGGGAAGGTTCTCGATACCAATGGCAACACCTGTGGGTTTTGGGGATTTGTCGAGCGTGACGAGCTAGTCGATGCAGCGATGCAAGCTGTTGAGGTTTACAACGCCTGGACAGAGGAGGACGATGATTACAGGGGATTGTATGAGGCATTCGGAACCACCACCGAGCGATGCCAGAAGGCAGTAGCCAAGGAAATCGCAAGGCAAATTGGAGATTGGAGGAGATTCTAATGAGCAAAGAAACCTATGTTCCGGTACTAATAACCATTGGCATGATAGTCCAGGTAAACAACCCGATAGCTGGGGAGGATGATCCCTGGAACAATGCCATAGGTCATGTAGAGAAGCTGATTTTCAAACCCGAAATGACAGAAGAACTTTGGGGAATTCGTTTTCCCAGGCACAAAGACCCCTTCGAGATTTACTGGTATTGGGCCAAGGAAATGAGTGTGGTTGCCACCGTGGGAACCGTGGAGTCAATAGACCCAGGTGATGAACTTGCCAAGGCTATTGACAGTATGGCACATGAGATCGTGGCATTGGCTATTGATGATCTGGCAGACGAGTACCCAGGGATCAGCAAGTACACGATTGTAGAATCAGTCGCCGGAGGCCAGAGGGTAATTGATTGCCTCGAAGAGAAAATGGTCGAGATCATTGATGGCATAGACCGCTAACCGAGAGATAGGAGGGAGAACTCGATGCAAATCAAACTGTTTTGGGGCGATGATACTGAGGAGAACGCGAATCATTTCTTGAATCACATACCATCCAACCAAGTCCATGACGTTAAGCTGGCTGCAACTCCGTTTGGCAGGACTGTCATGGTCATTTACGAGGAGGATTAAGCCTATGTGTATTAGATGCGGCAAGCTAGTCAACTGTGACTACAAGAGCGAGGAAGTAATGAACACCACGCCTTACGAGGCCACGCTGATCGCCCTGGAATTCTGTGTCCAGGCCAGGAGGGATCAGCCCCAGGCCACGGACGAGATCCTAACGAACATGGACGTATCAGACGACTACCTGAACGCAGTTATCTTGCGGCTGGATCTAATGACCGCCAGAAAGAAATTGCGCTGGGAGTAAGGAGGGAGAACCCGATGGGATTGAAGGTTATCGACACCTTTTGGTTTTCAAACAGGGATGGAACCTACGGCATGGTTATCACAGAGAATGAGGCTGGGGTTAAAAAGGCCAGGATCGGCAAGGTAGCCGGAGTTGACCAAAAGGTTGATGCCGACTACCTCGCCGCCTGGGGCGGGCGTGTTGTGAAGAGTGCCGTAATCAAATTCCTCGAACAAGCTGATAGATAGGAGGTGGAACCCGATGGGACACAAGAATGTAGCCCATTACAAGTACAAGCAAGGGCTCAATGAGCGCAGCCAGGAGTTTGCAAAGAAAACGTGGAAACGATGGAAACCAAGGGAAATCGCATATCTCTTGGAAAGCGATGAAAAGCTAGAGGACATTGCGAAGAGGCTGGGCCGGACATACAAAGGCTGTGACGAGAAGCGAAAGAAGATCCGCCGCGAGGCGCGGAGAAAGGGGAAAGCATGAGAGTAATTGTGGAGTTTGACAGCACAGACATTGAGGAGGCCTTGGGACAAGCTGTTGGCCTGGAATTATACGATGGAATGTATAATCCCGATCTGCAGATCCTAGACGTTCAGAAGGTCGCCGAGGGAAAATGGAGCATCAAGGCCGATATGCGATGTCCGGACACACCGGATTGGCCGAGAACCCCAGGGAAGGAGGAGGACGATGGCGAGAGCTAATTTTGTGGCGAAGGCGCAGAAGGACAATCCAGTTGCATTGAAGGGAGAGTCCTACTGGTGGTGGAAATTTCGATATGGCCCCAAGCGATTCAGCAAGACGCGGCCAGAGCGTCACCAGCTAACTCAATCAGCCTTCTACTCCCAGCTATGGCAGTTGGAGGATGATTTTGAGAGGACTGTGCATGAGATCAATACAGTCGAGGAGTTGCCGGAGCTGATCGAGAGCATGAGTGCCGACCTGGAGGCCTTGATGGAAGAGTGCCAGGAGAGCCTAGAGGCCATGCCGGAAAGTCTGCAGGAGTCCAGCGCAAGCGGGGAGTTGCTAACCGAGCGCATTGAAGGGCTGGATGGCTGGATCAACGAGTTGCAGAACATTGACATCAGCATCGAGGATGCAACGACTGAGGAAGAGGAAGAGGAAGCCCTGGAAAACATCAAGGATGAAATCTTGAGTACCAACCCAGGACTCGCCTAAAAAGAGTGGCCCCTGGGGATCAACCAGGGGCCACGCCCACCGAGAGATAGGATTGAGAACACCGCAAGCCTGTGAACGGAGCGGGTATCTCTACCTGTGACCAAATATAATGAAATTAAAATCTATGTCAACTGGTTTCGTTTTCCTCTAGCAGATCCCAGCGCACCAACTCCTTCCTGGGTATCCTCCAATCATTCTGTGGCTTGAGCCCTCGAATGTGCCGCTTCTTGAGGTAATAGCGCACAGTCCTTCGAGGCCAGCCTATCCGCTCCGCGAACTCGCGTACTGTGTAGTATGGCTTAGAGTCAGTCATGTTTTGAACTCACTAGGGAGCATTGACCAAAACAATCTGCAACAAGCCCTCCACCTACCTGAGAACCGCCAGCGTCTAAATGGCTTGATGTACCGACCCCTCGCGTAATACTCATCTATGATGCGCTGGTATCGCCCTGGAAGGCGCGAAATCAAAATATCCAACGTGATCCACACGCACCAAGTATCGGAAGGCACAGGCACTCTCCGGCTGATTTGCACAACTGCGCCTGTGAGATCGCCACGCACATACCTAACTTCCAGGCCGACCTCTTTTAGTGCATACCACCAAAACAATGCCTCATGTGCTGAGTCGAATGTCCTCACGTTCGACCTCTGTACCAAGGAACCAACCTCGACTTCAAGCTAAAAATAGGTGTACTTATCCCGCTAGATAGTGTATGAGTTTAGAATCACACTAGACGAAAGGAGGGGATAGATGAAACATCTGCTCTTAATCGCCACCCTGCTAACGCTTATGGGCAATGGTAAGTATAATGCCAATAATATGCCTATGTATTGTGGCAGGGATACAATCATCGGAGTAGGAGCCTCCGCACAGCAAGTCCTCATGTTTTGTGGACAGCCGGACAATGTTTACGGATCTCAATGGGTCTACAACTTTGATCGGATCGGAAAATATCAGGCATCTTACTCGTTTTACCTGTGGTTTGATGGTGGCGTGTTAGTCAGCATCGAGAGGGATTAAGAAAGGAGGCCGAATTGGACAAACTGAGGGAAGGCACTCCGGCGATTACAGTTGGCGGCGAACCCCTGGAAGATCACCTTGAAAGAGAGGAGGGGAAGGAAAAACAGAACGACCTGGATCAAGCCAGGAAGGAAGAGATCGGAACCAAAACCAAACACAAAAAGAAATTCAGACCGAGAGAGAGGTTTGAAGATGATCCCGCAAGAGTCTCAAAGCGTGTTAGACGCTTGAGCCCCTTCGAGATCCGGAAGGAGTACGGCGTGAAAGAACTACCTTTTCCAACACTAAACCAAAATGTATTGTATGCCCTATTCAATGCTGGGGATGCCCTTATCAACTCAAGGGCTATCTCAGTTGAAATAGGGAAACCCCTGGCTGATACTAGCTCTGCATTATCTCATATCTGGAACAAACTCAAAGACACAGGGATGATCTACCGCAAAAGAGTTGGGCTGGCCTACCAGTATTGCATGAAAAATGACGCATTGGACATGGGATTCGAGGCATTGTTTCGGAAGTATTGGAAGGCAACCCCTGTCAAGAACAGCGAGAGCATCACCCTGGGGCAGCGATCAGGCCCATACCAGCACGGAGCCCTACGCTTCAAACGAACATCAAAGAACGTGATCGACCTGATCTCCCGCTCAATGTCAGAGGAATTTCTCGCCAGGGAAATCGCCGCCGGAGTTGGCAAACCCCCAGCCAATATCTCTAGCACCCTGCAAATGGTTATCAAACGACTCGAACCACACGGCATGATTGACCTCATTGGAGGCCGATCCAGCCGGAGCTACAAGCTCCATCCTGGCTTGAGGGACGTATCCGGCGATGATCTGATTGAGTTTATTCAGAGCCACAAGAAATGGTATGAGAAATCCACGGAAAAGGCCTGGGAATTCTTCAACGAGAAACTACCTCAACCTACACCGCCAGCAGATCCAGAGCCAGCCATTGTGCCTCTCGATCCAGAAGAAATCCACGCTAACTTCGCTGCCCTCATTCGGAGGATGGAAGCCCTGGAGCTAGACGGATTGGGTGAACAGGTTGAAAACCTCCATAAAATCCACCAAGGCATCAGAAGGGAGTTTGAGCAATTTAAATCAGGTGTTAGCTCTGATATTAAAGACATCTTCGATCTGGAGAATAAACCACCTGGACAATTCGATCTCAACGTCAATATCCGGTTTCTTCTCCGCTAGTTAATCTCCTTAAAATGCCATCTCACTATAGAGCGGCGACTAGGCTTATCCATTGTCACAACCACGAATTTGAAGTGGGGATACTTAGCCGCCGCTACTTTTATTCTCACCATTGCAGCCTCGCGCCAGAACCCTTTGACCTCATGCAATTCAAATCTTTCCGGCGTGACCACATAGAAATCCGGCGTGTAGAATGAGCCTGGGGCCAGCCTTAACTTCACCCCCTCGAATTCATACTGCAGGATCTCGCCAGCAAGTTGGAGTCCGTACAGGCTATCCGCGTAAGCTCGTTCAGTCTTGTTCATTCGTTCTTTGGCTAAGAGATAGGGCTTCACCGTTTCAACCTCTTCATAACTTCATCCATAACGGATGAAACGTGCTGCGGTTCTCTGGCTTCTTTTTTCTCGCGCTGTTCATTGATGCGTTCCAGGTGGTCAATTATCCTGTCTTGGTCATACCCCTGGACAAGTAAATCTGTTGTGATTCGCTCGATCTCCTCCTCACTCAAAAACGTCTTTTTTCTCTGCATGACCAGCAAACTCCGTGTTCATCGAGATCCATAGTTGATGCTCCCGATCTTAGGGTACATTTTTTACAACCAACAAGACCATCAGATTTTTTCAAAACTTCCTGCTTGAAATACTTTCCCTCCATTACCTTGAGAGCATTTGTATCATTTGCTACTAGCCAATCGAAAGAGGCTTTCCATCCTCGATCATTGTCACCACAACAGAATGGTATTTGCTCTACTGTTTCAAAGAGGGCTTGCCACCAATCAAGATTCGGATGCTCACCCCATCTAGTTTTGAGTTTAACCTTCCGTTGTTTTGACATTGTAAGGAGGCCTGGAAGAGATTTGCAGTATTTGTTGTAAAGCTCTTTTATTTTTCCATGCGGGCAAGGGGGGGTCTGAGCCGGAGGTTCTGACAATACTTCCTCTTCTTTAGAGGAAGTATAGTCTTTATCTGTTTCTGTATCTGTATCTACGCCGTCACCGTGACGTTCCTGTGACGTTTCCTTTTTGTCACGTTCTTTTTTCCTCTGTCTTTTTCGCCATTTGCGAGTACGGAGTGTTGAGCTATCGCTATCATATTGACGATCATCCCATGCCAGTACGTTCCAGCCGTTATCTATGAAGTTTTTTCGTGTAAATAACTCTTTGGTTTCTTGAAGATCCTCCATGCCTATTCGCATATAGGATGCTATCTCTTCATCGCTGAGGGTAGAGGTATCTACTTGGCGGCGCAAACACAGGAGAACAATATGTCTGCGCTGCATAGACTCAGGCATAGCGATAATTTTTGGGTCGTGAGCCCATTCAATCCATAGACGGAGCCATTTCATCGGTGGGCCTCTCTAGGTTAGAGGGCTTTTGGGACTAAAGGCTGGATCTCTTATCTCTGATGGTCTGAAATTCAGTATCTCTGCAACCAGCAGATGATACTTCTCCCACTCTCCTCGCCGGAGTCCGTGGATCATATCATTGAGCCTTCTTGGGGAGAGGTACTTTCCGGTTTGCTCTGTGATGATGTTGGCGATCTCTTTTTGTGTGAGGTTGTGTTGTAGGGCGCGGATTTTGATAGCCTTCGGTACTGGAAAATTTCTTAGCGACGACATTTCGTTGGTTCCCTCCTATGGTTTGTTGTCAGATCGCTTCGGGATGCTTACACCGATTCCCAGGTTCGAGTCAACAAGAAATATGCACAAAATAGCTTGAAATGAATCACCCTAATTGTCACGCACTATGAGCGACGCTAGAGCTGATGTGCCGGAAAAAAAGTTTCATCAAGACTATTGTTAATGTAATTAAGCAGTTGGGGATAACTTATTACCTGTAAATACCGTGTTAATAACGATTGTAAGTATTCAAATTGTCATAGAATCCAGCGTTAAAAATGGGCTATTTTGAGGCAGTTATCAACAGTCATTTTATCGTTGACTTTGCCTAAAAAAAATCGTAAAGATACCCCTGCATGAAATGGAAATCTCATAAAAATCGTGACGAATGGCTTGAGGCTCGGATGGGTGGGATCGGCGGGTCTGAGGCTGCGGCGGTCTTGGGGATCTCCCCCTGGGTATCCCCTCTATCGCTGTATCTTCGCAAGTTGAAGATGATGCCAGAGCAGGAAATGAACCAGCGAATGCAATGGGGTCTGGATCTCGAAGATGCAGTTGCAGCCTACTACGAGAGGGAAACTGGTAGGGACACGATAAAGCCGGACAACTTTACGATATACCAGCATCCAGAGCATGAATTTATGATGGCAACCATAGACCGCCTGATCGAGCCCTTTGATGATCGAGGCCAGGGGGTCTTGCAGATCAAAACTGGTGGGCCTGGAATGAAGAGTAATTGGCTTGAGGAGCCACCGCTTTATTATCAGGTTCAGATCCAACATGAAATGGCGGTCACAGGGAGTGAGTGGGGATCATTGGCTGTATTCTTCGGTGACTACAGCGATCTTATCGTTGATGTTCAACGCAATGACCGCTTTGTGGAAATTCTTATCGAGGAAGAGGGCAAGTTTTGGCAGCGAATTCAGAATCAAGATCCTCCTCCGGTAGACGACTCAGATTCATCAAAAGAAGCCCTTCATTTCCAGTACCCCAAAGATAGCGGAGAATCCATTCCGCTACCTGGGGAGGCTCTTTGGTGGGATGAGGACTTACAAGAGATCAAAGCGAAGGAAAAGCAGCTCAGAAAGGAAAAGACAGCCCTGGAGAACAAGATCAAGTCCAAGCTAGAGTTGGCAAGCTACGGCGTGTTGTCAAACGGAGTAACGTATAGCTGGGTAGCCCATGAGAGAGAGGCATATTGGGTAGATGCCGCAACTGTCAGAACATTAAGGAGAAAGGCATGACCGGACAACTTACGACACAACAGACCAAGATCCAATCGGTAAAGCAGCTCCTCCATCAGCATTCAAAATCCCTCACGGCTGCATTACCAAAACAGATCGGAGTGGACAGGTTCAGCCGGATCGTTATGACCTCCGTGCAGCTAACGCCTGGGCTACTGGACTGTACGCCTCAGAGCTTACTGTCTGCGGTCTTAACGTGCGCTCAGTTGGGGCTGGAGCCGGATGGAGTCAGAAATATGGCGCATTTGGTTCCCTTTGCCAAGAAGGTCACGTTTATCCCAGGGTATATGGGTCTGATCGACTTGGCTATGAGATCCGGCAAGTTTCGGAACATCGAGGCTCACATAGTCTATGCCAAAGATAGTTTCAGTTACGAGCATGGATCTAACCCCCACATTCATCACAAGCCAGCATACGAGGAGCATGATCGCGGAGATCAGGTAGCAGCTTACTGTATCGCATTTTACAAGGAAGGTGGGTTTCAATTCAGGGTTCTCCCAATGAGCCACATCAAGGCGGTTCAGCAACGCTCACCAGCGGGAAGATCCGGCCCCTGGGTAACAGACTTTGATGCAATGGCCTTAAAGACAGCAATTAGGCACAGCGTCAAGTACCTACCGTCCTCAGTCGTGGACAATTCCCTGTCCCTGGCCGTGAGTCTCGACGAAAGAGCGGAGGCAGGGATAGATCAGCAACTAGATGTAATTAGTGGCGTTGACTTACAAACAGGCGAGATTATCGAGGAACCAGGAAAGACAGGGCTGGACAAGCTGGCTGATACAATAGTGCCGCCCCCACCGCCAGCGCCAGTTGTACCGGAAACCGATGATGAAAAATTTATAGCAGAATTTTTCGGGTTGAGAACGAGTGGCTTCACCACGTTCCTCGCAAAAGAAGAGAACATCGTCCGGCTGGGCCTATTACCGCCGGATAGCCCTGTTCTCAAGGAATTGGACGACAAGCACAAACGCTTTTGGGGAACACCGTGGCCGAGGCCTTCATTCGCATCGCCGGAACCAACAGGCCCGCTCAGTATGGTCGATCCACCGCCGCAGCCGCCAGTTGAGCCGCCAGTTGAGCCGCCAGTTGAGCCGCCAGTTGAACCACCAGCACAGCCGCCGCTCTTTGGCGCAGGGCAAGAGCCGGAAGAAGCAACGCCGGAAGAACTAGATGGTCAGTTGGCAAGCATCGAGCGCACCCTGGAGATTGATAAGTTTGTCAAGGGTGCTGGGATACAGCTCAAAGCATGGCACGATTGGGCCATTTTAACTAAGCGAATGTATATGGGACGGTACACAGGCTATTTCTCACATTGCTTTGCTACCGATCCTGACACGGAATTCACAACCTTTGGAGTATCACAAGAACAAGAGTAATGGGCCGAAGTAGGATGGTTATCTGCAGGCCGCGCCTGCCCCAATCCGTCCTATGATTCCTAGCCCAACTATGGAGAGTGTAGCTCAGTCGGTTAGAGCGCGAAAATTCCCTTTCCGCTCCTTACCCGCTTGCGGGTCGATGGCTAAGGGTTATCCAATGCAAATGGCGAGGCCGTGGGTTCGAGTCCCACCACTCTCCCCAACTCGAAAATGCGTGGGCCGAAGTTAAGGGTTATCAGGTTCGAGTCCTAACAGACCCCCTAAGCAACAAAGGGTCTGCCACCCGCGAGGGTGGGGTCAATCCCTTGACGCTACTCGCCCACTCAGTTTTATACGGGCCGAAGAGCCAGCGTTACCCTAATCAGGAAAAGCTGCTGGTTCGCTACTTGCCCGACTTTTAACCAGGGGCCGAAGAGCTAGGGTTATCATTCAACTGCTAATTGAAAACGATCCCTTACTCACTCCTTGCCCCGCTTACCCTGAAAGGAGGGTCGAAATGGACTACACCAAGCATTTTCAGACAAAGGAAACCCCACAGACCGAGCCGATTCCTGGCAAGCAGATGATAAGGGATAGCGCGGGTGGGTATGTGTTTCCAGTAGGTGATGGAGAGCGGCTTATGCGCTTTCTGATGCTGGGAACGGAAGGCGGAACCTACTACATCAAAGAGCGCAAGCTAACCATCGACAGCGCAAAGGCCGTTGCTCGTTTGATCGAGAAGGCTGGCCCTAAAGTTGTCGGTGCTGTTGTGGACGTTTCTACTAAGGGACGAGCCCCTAAGAATGATCCGGCCCTATTCGTCCTGGCAATGTGCGCTGGCCTGGGTGATGAAGAGACACGAGCGATGGCCCTGGCCGCTCTGCCAAAGGTAGCGCGGATCGGGACGCACCTGTTCCATTTCGCCAAGTACGTTAAGGCCTTTCGCGGGTGGGGTCGAGGACTCCGCAATGCTGTCAAGCATTGGTATCAGGACAAAGATGTGGAGAAGTTGGCTTATCAGGCCGTGAAATACCAGCAGCGTGATGGCTGGAGCCACAGGGATCTCCTCCGACTGTCTCACCCCAAGACCGACGATGCAAACAGGAATGCGCTGTATAAATGGATCGTGAGCGGGGAGCTTGAGCTTCCCAACTCTGATAAATGGAGAGGGGCTCACCCCCTGAATGTCGTGGCTGGATTCGAGTACGCCAAGAAAGCAAAGCACAAGAATGAGATCGTCAACTTCATTCAGCTTTACAATCTGCCGCGAGAGGCAATCCCTACTGACTTCCTTACTGAGAAGGACGTATGGGAGGCCTTGCTCCAGAGGATGCCTATGACCGCCATGATCCGGAACCTGGGGAACATGGGTAAGGTCGGCCTCTTGATTCCAGGGAATTGGGACGTAATTGAGAGGGTTCGGGACAGGCTCGTTAGTCCCAATCAGTTGCGAGAGGCCCGCATTCATCCGATTAACGTCCTGGCTGCGCTTAAAATCTATGGCGAAGGTCGCGGCTACCTGGGAAAGGGTGATTGGGATGCCGTGCCGGATATTGTGGATGCCCTGGATGCAGGATTCTACAAGACATTTGAAAATGTTGAGCCCACAGGTAAGCGGATTGTGATCGGCCTGGACGTTTCTAGCTCTATGGATTGGGAAGGGATCAATGGGATGCCCTACCTTACTCCTCGTGACGGAGCTTGCGCGATGGCTATGGTCACATTCAAGACCGAGGAGAAATGCGCGGTCATGGCTTTCTCCCATGAGCTTCGCAAGATCAATATGTCCAGGCATCAGAGGCTTGACGATGTGATTAAGCATTGCCAGGGGATGCCCTTTGGCGGGACTGATTGCGCCTTGCCTATGCTTTGGGCCTTGAAGAATAAGGTCGAGGCCGATGCCTTCGTGATCTACACCGATAATGAAACCTGGGCTGGGAAGGTTCATCCGGTTCAGGCGCTTGAGGACTACCGCCGGAAGATGGATATTCCGGCCAAGCTAGTCGTCGTTGGGCTGGCAAGCAACGAGTTTTCCATCGCAGATCCTACCGATGGTGGGATGATGGACGTAGTTGGCTTTGATACTGCCGCCCCAGCCATAATCGGAGACTTCATAGCAAACAGGTAGGCTATGGGGGCTGGAAAGCGAGTTAAACGTACACACTATCCTCCCCATCCGTGTTGGCGTTGCCAGCGCGAGACTACACGATATGCTCTTTGTGATCCATGCTATCGTAACCCCCCGCAAGGTGAAGAGCGCGGGTGGGGAGATTATACTGAATTCATCGACCTTTTGAATAAATACCAGGATGCAGCACAGTTGAGGATAAAAGCAAAGGTCAAGCATTGGAGCAGGAAGGATCACGATCAGAAAAAATTGAAAGCAATCTTGGAGGGTTAATATGATTGTTTGGCTTCATTGGGTAGGGGCTGTGTACTATTCCCCACGGTCTTTTATGCAAGAGGCCGAGAAGATGGGTGTCTCCCGCCGCGTTCCCAAGCGCGATCTAAAAAAGATGAATTGGGGAGACAAGATTTACTGCGTTACTAGAGAGAAAGGCGAACCTGATCCAGTTGTGTTCGCCTATTTTTTTGTCGAGCAAATCTATGGACTCCTCACCACGGATCTCAAGCCTGAGATACGCGGAAAAATCTACTACATCGACGATCCCCAGGACATACAGACCGAACAACGCGGTTGCGGTAATCTGGAGCCTGGAGGCCTGTACGCAACTACTACGGCCAAAGTAGAGGACTTGGCAGACTACTCCTCAGAGCCCCAGGTTCGAGGAGGGTTAAAGATGCTGCCACAGCCCTGGCCTGTGATCGTGGGAATGCCAGCGTTTCGAGGATTCAGGAAGTTTGATGAAAAGAGATTTTTGGCTGATATAGAAGAGAGCCCAACAAGACCGAGACTGAGGAATATGTATTATGCGTGAGTCAACTTGTAAAGGTTGTGGAGCCAGTATCCTTTGGTTCAAGACGGTCAGAGGCAAGAACATTCCTGCCGATGCCAAGAGTGAAACCAGGATCATTATGAACGCCGAGGGTCAGGCGGTGATGGCAAGATCCTATATGCCGCATCACGCGACCTGTCCAGAGGTAGACAAATTCAGAAAGGAGAAATGATGGAATTCAAAATGGAACCCATGAGAACCATTGAGATCAGACCCGCAGGGAGCGGGGGATTTATTGTCAATGTCGGCTGTGCCAACTTCGCCTATACGTCCAAAAATAAGCTGATCGAGGATCTTACCGAGTATATCCGAGATCCCCAGGCAGTTGAGAAAGAATACAACAAGCACCACAAGGCCTATGATGAACAATGCGCCCCTGAGAGGCCGAGTGTCGCTGGAGGGGGGTTGGGTTCCGCCAGGGAACAGGACGCATTCGAGCCCGTACCGGAGACAGACAACCAATCTGAGGCAGTTGATCCGGCTGCAGATATTGAATCATCTGGCTATTAAGTTGACTTAGCTTTGCCCTTGTGGAATAATCCACCTTGATACCCACCTCACCATCGGGAGAACACATTGGATAAATGCGGTTTCATTGGGATCTGGCTCCTCCAGGGCGTTATCTACTTCCTGGCGCTCTACTATGTCTACTGCGTAGCTGGACGAGTCCTGAAATTGGTGTTCACATGAGAGTAGAGGCAAAAACTTGGGGCCACGAGCGCATCGTGACCAACAATGACCTGTACTGCATGAAGGTCTTGACCTGTGAGGCTCGTCTGTGGTCGAGCAAGGGAAAGTTTCACTATCATCGGGTCAAGGATGAAACCTTCCTGGTCATTGAAGGGCTCTTGGAGCTAGACACAGTTGACGAGAGAGGGAACATAACGAATCGCCTGTTAAGAGAAGGTGACTCGATCAGGATCTTGCCAGGGAGCAAGCACAGGTTCAGGAGCTATGGTCGGCGGTGCAGATTCATCGAGGCCAGCACACAGCATTTTGACGGAGATTCAGTAAGAACAGAGCTAGTAGAAGGCAAATGGATTGACGATGTGCCTGGGGCCGAATCAGGCCGGAGTTGAGGAGTTGCGTGGCTCCTCTCCTTGTCAAAGAGCAACCCTGCGGTGGTGTGGCAGACCACGGCTCCAGGTACTTTTTTACCGTCTAGATTTGTGTGGGAGAAAAACGAATGACGGATGAATACAGCGAAGATTATATGGAGATAATGAGAGCAGCATCGGAAAGTATGAAGTTGCTCGTTGAAATGACAGCAGACCTTATTGAGCGAGAAGTAGAATACCTTGATACGATGATAGAACACCTGTATGAACAAAAACTCTTCATGGGAGCAGTATCGGAAAAGCTGGATATGCTTAAAAAGGCCATGTCCAAACATTTGGAAAATGTTGAAGGGTTCGTCAACGACGAAGAGAAAGAGGCGGAGACTCTTCAATGACGGATGAAGAGATAGCAAAAGGCAAGGCAGAGATCGACGCAATGAGCCGCGAGGATATGGCTCGATTGTGGAGATTTGCTACCAGTAGTAAATGTTTTCGTGATCCATTGTATGACTACTTCCAGGCTAGGTTCAAGAGGCTGGGGGGCTGGGACGCACAGCTTTCCAAAAAAATAGGATGGTAATAAGAAAGGAGGAGTGATGGGTGAACTTAGAGTGCTTGGGCCAGAAGGTGACATCAAAACTATCTGGAACCCTGACAAGAGTGAGGAGGTTAGTGCGGCGAAAGATCAATTCAATACGCTCAAGAAGAAAGGATACAAGGCATTTCGAGTGGATAAACACGGTGATAAAGCCGAGGCAATGGGAACATTTGATAAGTCAGCAGGAAAAGTTATTCTCGTCCCAGCTATCGCTGGGGGCTAGACAGGCGGGTAAAAGCATGGCTACTTCCCTTACAGCGTCAGCAATGGGCTCCTACTTAACGCAGACCAGCACTACGGCAAACTCTTACGCTGGTGGTGGAGCCTACGGTATGCAAGGTACGGCAAGCTGGACGAATTCAGGATTGGGCCAGTACGTCCAGGGGGCGCAGTTTGATTTACGGACGCAAGCCCAACAGCAGAGCATGATGTATCAGGCTCAACTGAGGGTGACAATTCCTCAGCAAAGGATCTATATGCCACAAACATGGTCAAGTTGGATGAATAGCGACGACACCAGCTACACGACTTCAACGATTGATTCCGAAACCTACAATTTCCCACAGATGGTGTGGGGTCAATGGATGGAGCATGAGCGGGATCAACACCAACAGGCCGCGTACCTTCTCAATGAATCAGGGCTTGAGGAAGTCCGGCGCGAGAATGCACGGCGGGAAGCTCAGTACCAGCAGCAACGGGCTCAGTATGATCTTCCAGAGGCCGTTGCGGAACGCGAAAGAGTGGCACAGGAACGATTAAAGAAGGCGGCGGAAGAAAAAGAGCGCAAAGAAACTGCCGAAGAGGTCGCCCAGGTATTGTTGGGTGAATTGATCGGTGGGGAACAGCTTGAAATGTACGCTAAGACAGGCAGGATCTTGGTGAAGGGCAACAAGAATGATTACCTGATCTACAAGACAGGTAAGGTGCAGAGGGTTGAGAAGGGCAAACTGGTTGATCTGTGCGTCTACACACAGCAGAGAGTCACGATGCCTGAGACAGATAATGTCATTGGCCTAGCGTTGCACATCAAGAGCGATGAAAAAGATTTCAACAAGACAGCAAATGCAAGTCGTCCTATCCCAAGACCTGTGAATCTGCCAGAGGCCGCTAACTTCTAAAGGAAAGGGGCTGGCCGGATCGCCAGCCCCTCTTTTCATACCCTGGGGTTAGTTGCGACTCTGTAAACACCCTCATACAGACCCACCGCACCAGCGCCCGACATAAATCCAAAGAGTGCATAGTCCACATAATTAACAAAGGTCGGCTCTTTACCCGCATAAAACATGGCAAGGATGCCGAGCCCTGTACCAGCGGCAATAGTAATCAGGGCTTTCCACCTGTCTGCAATCGGGACTAGCTTGAAGAACATTCCCATGAGGATGGATAACAATACTGGCAAGGCGTACCCGCCAAAAGTTATTTCTTCCATGCTTACCTCCGTTACTCCGTGGGAAGATCAGGCGGCGGCTCTGGCGCTGGCTCTTCCCCCAACACAACTTCTTCGCTGGATACCGGAGCGGCTGGGGCTGGCTCCTCAAAGTAGGACTCTGGCCTCTTGACAATGGCATGAAGGGAGTTGATGTCGTTCATGGTGGGATCTTGCTTCTGCCACGCTACCATAACCGCAGTAGCCGCCGGAATTCCCTTGCTGACGATAAGATTGAAGAGGATGGTGATTACCTGGACGATTTCAATGCCTGTCATTGGATTGCCTCCATTCCGTTTTGAATCAGGATGGGATTGATGTAGGCGAGAAATACGCCAAGCTGTTGTCCCACCAAGAGCAATTTAGTTTGAATATCTCCCTGTTCACCTTCTGTTTCAGCATAGAGAGATAAGGCTTCAACTGCGCTGTGATAAGCGTCATGGTAAAAGCCACCGAGCTTAATAGCTTCGGCTTTGACATCATCACCTACCACACCGTTGCGATGAAGGGTTGCAATTCCGGTCATACCCGTATCATAGGTATGACCCCCCACGCTCAAGGCTCTGTAAGAATCCCTGACGATGTGATTCGTGGCGCATGAACTAACCAACGCGAAAGTCAGTACAAAGATCGGTAGCCAAATCAACAACCAGCGTCCGGTATATGACAGGGCTTTTCTCATTAGAATCCTCCTTGTGCTAGTAGATCCACATAACAGGGTGAGGCTTATCGCTCAACCTGTCTCCTAGATGAACAAAGTTATCGCCAATGCCGATCCGCCTGATTCCTGCAGCTATGGCAGCGGTAACAACTTTCCATCTTACATGGCTAGTCTTGGTGGAAATGTCCACAGCTTCCGCGTGGCCCTCCGCGTTGAGCAGATGCTCAGATTCAGGTTTTCCACCCTCGTCCTCGTTGTGCTTTGGACACCGAGCCCCACTATTAACGATAAATGGAGTCTGCGCTTTGCCACGAGCATAGTCCAGCTTTTCCACAAAGGCAGGCCTCATGCCTTGCGTACCGCAGCCACATTTACAGGCAAATTCTTCTGGCTTGAAGTATTTAGCCATCAGGAAGTTCCTCGATCATGCGCTCTGCTTTTTCAAGAGCCTTTTTCCAATCAGCGTATCTCTTTTTGCAGTAATGATCGTTGCTATTATCGCACGAACGAAAAATAAACGCACCTGTACTGACAAGATGCCTTAAAACATCATTACATTTTTCTCTCAGGGTGGGTTTCAACCCGAATCCCCATCATGGCGTTCAGTATGATTTTCTAGTTCAGTAACAACCTTCACCATTTCTCGCTCTATCTTGTTCATTTGCTTGGTGGACTGAGAATGATAAGTCTCTAATTTCGATACTGCCTGTTTCTGACCACTCGACAAAGAGGTAAAAGTTAAAGCCATGATAGCCAGGAAAACTGTGACTACCACCCCAAAGAGAGCAATGAGCGTTTTGGATTTGACCCTATCAAACACTAGCGCCTCCACATCATGTATTTTTTGGTCAAATACTTCCCATTGTTTCTTATCTGTCTCCTTCAACTCAGTTATGTTTTCGTTGATGCCATTTATTTTAACCCTGCATTCCGGTGGACAGGTATCAGTCAATTCGTCCTCCTATTTGAGAAGTCGCAATGCTCTTTTCTCCTCCGGCGGTGGGACTGTCACCAGTTCTTCCCAAAATCTCAGAGCGCGAACAAATTTAGCCAACCCTTCAGCATCAAGCGAGGCGACGAAGGCTATCTTCTCATTAGCATTCAGTTCCGAGAGCGGGTTCATGCCTTCCAGGGATTGCTTTATACCTCTGAGAGTCCCGCCGTGGTTAAGGTACTCTGCCATGTATTTTATGGTTGCTTCGTAATCATCGTATCGCATCGCCAGCCTTGCATTGTAGAGCGATTGGCCGCGATCCGAGAGGTAGAAACCTGTGCTGTGCTTACCGATCCTCTTCATAAACCGAGTCTTTTGATCCAGAGTGTCACGGTACGCAGCTTGGAATGGATCTATCGTGTAAATTACTAATCCCTTAGCACTCTCAATGTACGGCTTTGAGGGTATCCCAGCGATAGCCTTGTACTCATTTTCAAGACCGAAACCCCTTGCAACGTGCAAGAGGCGATCCCTAACCGTCCTTGGCTCGAAGGCATCAGGGAAAAGAGCCCTTCTAGTGACGGTTTCATAAAGTAACTTGATAAAAGGGACGCTGCCCTGGAGAATCACGTTAGCGGGAGATTTCGCCATGTCGTGGGCGATCTCCATCAGAGTCATTCTGCCCCTCATCAGTTGATTGACGTAGTAAGGACTTGCATCAAGGCCGAACCACTCAAGATTGTCAGCGAGAGCGCCGATCCGTGGGAAGTATTGGACGTTGCCATCAGCATCCCTGCCAAAGACTAGGTGTGGCCTACCCTTGATTTCTTCTGGAAGATCATCTTCTTCTCTTGGGAATAGCCCACCGTTGATTGCCATTGTCACGGCATATAGGGCGGAGGCCTTGAGGATTAACTTGCCAATCCTCATGGCAATGAAAGGTGTCCTCGCGGCTGTGCCAACAGCTTTATAGCCCAACTTCTTAGTAAGCTCACCGTTATGTGCGGCATTCTGTACGAGCCGGACGTATCTTACAAAGTTGACAGCTTTCCAAGACCAAAATGGGAAGTATCTCTCGCGCAACTCTTGGCCCATCACAGAAACGCGATCATAGGCTCCAAGCAAATCATTAGACATGAAGTAGGCACGATCTTTTATGTCTGAGAGCCCCTGGATCTCTTGCCGTATCGAGGCCCAATAGTCTTTGGGTAAACCATCGGGCGCTTCTTTCATTACCTTCATAGCTTCCTTGTATGCAGCATAGCGGAGTAGTGCCTCGCGGAAGTCAGTTGATACCCTGGCAGTTTGCCAGTAAGCATCCCAGGCCTTGCGAGGAATGCCTGTGATGCCTGTCTTTTCGTGTCTGCGGAGAAATGGTTTGGTTACATCAAACTCACCCATTTCTTGAGCCTGGAGAGTCGCACCCCAGCCACCGCGATCCAGCCAATCATTCAGATCCTCACTATCCTCAGCGGGATCTTTGCCTTCAACAAAGACCTGATACAGCTCATTGAATGCTGTCCTGGTATGTTTGAAAATGGCTGGACTTCCAACAAACGTAGCATCGGCATCACCTGTGAGGTTGCGGAAGTTATACTTGGCAAATCGTCTAGGTGAAACAAGTTGCCATATTTTCCAACGCTTTATGTGCCAAGCGTGGACTCTTCCCAGCGTACTTCTCTTCTGCGGCTTGGAGAGTTCATTCAGGGTGTCGGCTATCTCTTGCTTCACAACGTATTCTCGCCTACGACCACCGCGCATGAGCCCTTGGCGTAAATCATCAGCCTTAATGCCGAGCTTTAACAGCTCATCCTCAAGCAACTGCTTTGCGATAGTTTCTGGAACGGAATGGGCCATGAAGAAGGTTGTGCCTTCCCAGGGTTGCCATGTTGTATAGCCTTCTGGAATTAAGTCGCGCCACGAAACGTATTCTTTTCCGAGGGTTTCCTGCATGATCTTTCGTTTCTCATTCATACCCTTAAAAATGGTAGCGGCTGCGCCTGATCCAGGCTCACCACCATGATTCTTGAGTATCCATGCCGCGTACTTTATTAGTGAATCTGCGGCTTCATTGTTCAATGACACACGAGCCGCGCTAGTCCACTCTTTGCCGAGGTCTTTCTTCTTTGCTTTGTTTTCGAGCCAGTTATCAGCGAGGTCTATTACCAACCACTCCCACTCATAGTTTTCACCTGTCGGTAATTCTTGCCCTGCAGCAAGTTGACCCAGCTTGTCAAAACCAATCGCCATCTTCTTGTTTAGAATGCTCTTGTATAAACTTTCCGCTGTGGGAGGCTCCTTGCCTTCGGGAACATCAAAGGTATGAATTAACTGCTCAAAAAACTTGAGCATTTCTCTGTCGTTGATCGCTAAGGCTTGTCCTTTGAGTTCATCCTGTATGTTGTAGAACCTATCGACTACCTGTATCGTCCTGGCGATCTCGATGTCATAGTACATCTGTGCCACGACTTCATTCTCCGCCTGGAGATAGTCTGCGTTGATGTCGGAGGAAGAGCCTGTACGCGGCCTTAAATGGCTTCTATAAGTTGGTGTTCTAAGGCGCTCACCTGTCCCAAAAAGGCCCATGACATTTGTGTAAGCCAGGATTTGATGCCGGAAATAAAAGTCGCGGGTAAGATGCTTACCAACGTCGAATCCTATTACCTTCATTGCCCTGGTGTACTCCTCGCGGAGAACGTCCCACATTTCCTGTCGTCTTTTCAGGGCGGCTTCGATCTCCGTATTGCCCTGGATATGCTTGTTGAGATCCGCGTGATCCTTCGCCAGGGATTCCGGCGTGTATCCATAGGGCAGACCTATATCGTCCTCCGCTGTGCCACGCTCTCTTTGAAGGGCAACCTCCTCCACGAGATCATCCAGTATTGCTTTCCAAGTAAAGTCTATCTCATCAGTTATGTTGAGGCCTTTCATTATCGACTTGAGTTTCTGTTGGGTTTTCCTAGAGGCATAACCCTTGCCCTTTTGCAGCCGGAGCAGGGCGTTCTGTAGTTCCGCGAATTCTTTTGTCTTTGGAAGATGCTCATAGGTGCGGAAAGCCCTGTTTTTTAACGACTCCATCTTGTTCTTAAAGACCGTATAGAGATTGTCTTTTGGTGCGCCTCGTGCTTGTTCCACTCTTCGCTGTACTTCTTCATCCGAGGATTCAAAGGCCTCACCCAATGGCTTGGCCTTTGCTTTGAATACTAAGGCTCCAGCTTCCGGCCCAAGATCCTCAGCATAGTTGTCCACACCTTCGCCTAAGTCAACACGGTTGAGATCAAAGAGATCCCCTTGGCCCTTGGCCTCACCTGGGAACATTTCTTTCTGTGTGTATTGCCTAGCTAGGTTGTATTTCTTGGCGACTTGATCGGCTAGTTCGGTGCTGATGTTCCCCTGGGCTACTTGCTTACGCAGCTTGGGATCTTCCAGCATCGCTTTGATTTGGGCTGGACTTGCATCGGGGAATGAACGCTTGAGAAAGTCCTCTGGATTTACCGGAGTTTCAAGCTCTCCTTCAATTTTTTGGTGTTCGCCAAAGAGGTCGTATTGGATTCTTGATTGTGCAAATACTCCGCTAACCTCTGAGTACGGCGATGTTCCTTTAATTCTGCCGCGCTCATGTTGTCCGTATTTATTCCTTCCAGACTGAGTGGTAAGGAGTAACCCACCTTCTCCAAGACTGTCGAAATCTTGCGTAAGCTGTTCAATTCGTTTTGAATGTTTTTTGAAAATGCCATAAAGCTCCCTCCCTAAGATAGCATACCTTAAAGGCCCAAATAGTGCAAACAGGTCGCCCATTGCGCTTCTAAAGGGCTGGCCGTGTCCTGAAACGTGCTTATGACTATACTCGTGCATCATCGTATAGGCAAAGTTGTATGCTTTGGCGGCATCTGCGTCAACACCCGCTGCCAAGGCTTTCTGGAAGGCATCCTTTTCCAAGTACCTCTTCGTCACAGAGAACGGGTTGATTGCATAGAGTTCAGGGATTTCAAAGTCGGGATTGCTCTTCCAGCCGTGCAACCGTTTGTCTATGGTAAGGACAAGGTTTATCTTGTCTTGCCCTATTTCTGTCATTAGATCCTGAAAGACATTGAAGGCTTTGGAAAACTCGCGGAATAATGGTTTGTGCTTCTTTAGCAATGCCTTTGCAGCTTTTACATCTTCCTCGCTCCTATACGGGATCATCGTAGTCACGCCTAGATTCGTGGGTGACTGTTTCTCCATTTGTTTGAAGTCTTTTAACTCCCCCGTATTGAAATCCTTTATCATTACATCGAGAATCGTATTAACTTCTGCAGCTATTTGGTCGCCGACCTTGTTCAATACTTCGGTTCTATTCTCAATGAATGGATACTCGTGACCTTTGGGCCTCTTCTTGGGATCTACATCGGGAGTCAGTCTAAAGTTGATGAGAATTTTGAAATCAGGCTCAAACGGAACCTTCTTAATCCCACCAATGTTGTCCTCTCTGATTTGTAACGGCAAGCCTTTGTTGTAGAATTTTTGAGCAATATCATAGCCAGAGTAACCTTTGTATGCTCCAGTTGGGCCTACATCAAGAAGAAAAATCTCTATTTCATTTCCCTTGGAATGTAATATGATCTTGGGTTCCTTCAACTCTTCGGGTTTCAGGTCGTCAAAGCTCTTGGTATGTGTGACAACATCGGGATCTCCGTGAGGCGCTTGCTGTATGACAACAGCCTTGTGTCGTAATTGATTGACGTAATTCTGGAAACCTGATCGTAAGGCCCAATCAGAGATTTCTAGTCGGTCTTTTTCGTCAGTATTGCTGTAGGTTGCCTTGTAAGTTGTGCCAGTAGGAGTATCGGGATCAAAATCGCCTGGGAGATCAATCTTGAGTGGTACGGATTTTCTTCCAGCCAAACCATCAAACATTTCATCCTGGGTTGCCTTCAATGTCGTGCGGATTTTAATTGCACCTTCTTTGACCGTGCCATCTTCATTCCGGCCATCTTCCCACCTTCTGAGATCGACCCGTTCCTCTCCCTTAACCATCCTTGTGGTGTATTCCTCATTCTCAACAGCCCAGCCAACACTAACTACGTCTACGTTGTTGGGAAAGTATAGCAGCGCCGAGTTTGCAGCTCCGTAACCACCCTTCGCTATGGTGCTGCGCTTACCCTCCGCGCCTATTTTCAGGTATTTGAAAGCAAAAACCGCCGGAGCCATCCCACTAGCATTGTCCTCGACGCTGATTACTGTTTCCCGCGAATCTTTTTCACCGTCATATTTACCTTCAACTCGCCAAGTTATAACTTGCTGATCCCACGGCCTAGCATCAGGCATGGCATCGAGACTGTTTTGTAATAGCTCATTGGGAATGGTTCGCGTTGGGTTCTGCTTCATAACATTGACCATCAAAGTAGTTCGCAGTACCCTCTCTTTCTCCATGTCGGGATCTACGTCTACAATGAGGCTTTCACTAATGATGCCCTCATACTTGGGATCGAGCCGGAGTGTCTTTGCATTCAGGTCAAACGTGAGTTGACCATAGGGTCTTTCAACGATGTAAACTCTATCGCCCAGCTCGTTGCCCTGGATTAATTGAATCGCCCATCCTACCTTGTCGTAACTTGATCCCATGCCGTATTCTAATTGGACTTCACTACTCAGCCAGAGTTCGGGATCAATGAGATCAACAGCTTCCTGGGGAAGATTAACTGTTGCTGTATCGGGATACTTGCCCTTTACTTCCTTGTTCATTTTCCTGATGAGCTGGTTCTCATACTTATTCAGGACAGGTATTCGCTGTTTTTTCTCCAATTTAAGCGCAACACGCTTAGACTCAGGACGATCTGCAACTCTATCTACTCCAAAGTCTATTCCCCCAACAAGCTCTACCCAATCAAACAGCGCCAATGTATCCTTTTCACCCCTGGGATCAGTTACCTCGACGCTCCCATCCTTGTTTACCTTAGTGACTTCGATCCAATGAGAATCACCTTGCGCTGTGGGTGTGTGTAGCTTGTCACCAACTGCCAGGGCAGCTTGTGAGTCTATATCGTTATAAGATACGTCTTGAATCTTAGTCTGGACTTCCGCAATCCACTCCGCTTCTGCTTGCTGCGCCTCTTTGTCTATCTGTTTTTCGTATGCAGTTATGTCACCGATTGGACGAGCTGGTTTCCCAGCGGCGAGTCTCTGTAATTCAACCCTCAGCATTTCCGCGAGATCCTGCCAATCCTGATCTTTACGCAGTATCCCATCTTCTTTGGCCTTCATAGCCAGCTCATCCCAGGGCAATCCCCTGGCCTTGCTGACGAGCCCTGGTACTCCAGACTGTCTAACGTGAAACTGATTCGTTTCGCCTGTCAGCTCCTTATCCCAAATCGGATTCAGCTTGAACCATCCGACTAATGTTTTCCATGTTCGCTGAGGCCCACGAGCGGGCTTGACTACCGTGGGAATGATCTTTCTAATGCGAGAAACATGAGCATTGTACTGGCGCTTCTGGCCCACCTTCCTGACCTTCATTATGTCTGGACGATCTTCGGACAGAGCGCGAACGATCTCAAACCGCTCACCTGGATACTGGTCGTACTCAACGTGGTCGCCCACGCTTATGGGCTTGCCCCTCTTATCCTTACCCAGGACAGGGGCAGGAGCCTCCACGATAGGAGCTTCTGCCTCGACAGGGGGCTTGGGCTCTATTTCAACTTCGGGCTCCTCAGCGACGATTTCGGCCTCTTCCTGTGCAACAGGCGTGGAAATGTCCCCCAGGTCAAAGGCCTCCGTCGTCCCATCCACAAGGCGAACGATTGCATTTGTGGTTCCGATTGACGTTATTTTGCCCTCACCAAAGGGTGTTTGCACGGTGTCGCCCGTTGTGAATTCAATCGGTTCTGCCTCTACAGCCCCTAAGTCCTCAGTTGCCACGTTCTCGATAGTGCCATCAATGTTTACTGTGGCGCGAGTAGGACTTATGCCAACGATCTCGCCCACACCAACGGGTGTTTGGACAGTCTCGCCAACATTGAATTCCGGCGGTTCCATTTTGGCTACAGGTATTACAGGCGGTTCTACCCCTTCTTTCAGGTCTGGATAGTCAGCGAGGACTTCATCCGGTACAGGCAGACCAGCCTTGATAGCTTTTTTGACTTCTCTGTAGTGCTTTGCTGTGATCGTGCTTGTCCTGGGCTGGCCTGAGAGTTTCTTCCTAGCCAGCTCCCTACGAACAACGCCTTTCATTTCACGAACAATTTCCACCCTATCGGCAATGAAGTCACCGATGCCTTGCCTGAGATCCCCGCCAGCCGCTTGAGCGGTAACGACAAATCCGTACATTCCTGGTTGCTGGCCTAACACCTCAAGCTCCGCTTCGGGAACATCTTCCAGCATCCTACCGTTGAGATAGAATCTCTCCGTGTATTCCTGCAAGGGCTGTTGCCACACAACCTCATGCCTTGGCATCAGGGCGAAACCATCCCTCACAGGTACGACTGTCCAATCCTTAATCCCTGGGTATTGTTTTTGAGCCTTAGCGATATTGGCTTTAGCACCGCGCTCAGTCTGAAATGGCGTGGCATCTTTGCTAATGATCGGCTCTTTCGGCCCCTCAACTTCCGTAGGTGCTGGCTCTACTTCCGTTGGCATTGCGGGTGGTACTTCCTCTGCCATTTCACGAGCTACTTCCTCCTCATACGCTGGTTCCCCACCCCTGTCCTCCGGCGCGGCTTCCGGTGCTACTGGCGGCGTTGGCGGGACTTCTTCAAATGTCAAAGGCCGCTTTCGCTGACGAACAGCTTCCAGGCTTGTAGTTGCGGTAGTTCCAGGCAAGCCTGTTACTGCAAATGCCATCGCTGATTGTTGGGCGGTTTCCAACAGTCTATCGACGATCTCTTCCCTGGTTTGCTTGGGGAGATCAGTCCCTATCAGGTGGTTATTTAATTGAGTGGCAAGTTCTGTTGCGAGTATATTGGTTGTCTCTTGGAGGACTTCTTGACCCGTTTCTGCGGTGATAAACGCACCGTACTTTGCAGCATTTCTAAAGACCACATCTTTCAACAGGCCGCTTGTTAGTGCTTTCTGAGTGGTATCTTTGATGAGGCCATTGAGAAGTCGCCTACCGCCAGGAATAGTTTTCAGAAGTAGTCTGATCTGTGCCAGTTCGATTAAACCGTTTATCACTCCAACAGCACTAGCCGCAGACTTGGCGATCCTGGGATCAAGGGCGTTGCCTTCTGGATCTCTGAGGTCTAGCAATTCATCGTAAGCCATCCCTGCTTCAATCCAGCCGACTTCTTCGAGCGTACCGGAGTACATTCCGACACCGAACATTCCAGCCGCAGCAGCGGGAACCGTAATGATCTCTTCCGGTAAGGCTGCTTGCGGCCCTGCTTGACCAGCTACCGCCGTGATTGCGGCTGCGCCCGCTCCCAATTTCATCCCACGCTCCAAGCCTTTGCTTATGGCTGCTATTTGCATGGGAACCATGTCGGCTGCAGCGCCTATTGCGCGGATGGGAAGGGCTCTGCCCTCATCATCCCTTATGTTCGGCATGGAATCCTTTAAGGCTTGAGTTCTTGCTTCGAGTTCCGGCGAATCATCGCCCAATAGTTTCTGCTTCCGAAGTTGGGCGATCTGTACTTGAGTCGTGCCAACTCGCCATCTTCCCTTGACGTAATCCCAGGTGGACAGTTCGGGCTCCTCATCAGGATCATAGAAAGGACTTAGCCCCATCTGGATTCTTTGCTCTGCGTGGCTCCTTGCTTTCTTAACTATTCCTGGGGGAATGTCTTTTGGATCGGTAATGGTGAGGAGCGTGTCCGCCTCTTCCCTGGTTAGGGTGGGTACGAGGCTGGGGATCTCTGTTTCCTTTCCGCCTATCTTCACACCAATGGATAGCTCAGTAGAGACATCACCATCAGGACGCTCTAAGGTTCCCAAGAAACCTGGCCCTTTTTTCCTCTTAGACTCAGCCCTCTCCAGCTCATCTATTCTTGCAGCTCTCTGGATTGCCGTAGCTCCGAATGAGGGCGGTGGTTCCGGCGTAGGTGTTGGCGGTGTCAATTCATCTATCCGCCCAGCCCTCTGGACAGCCGTAGCTCCAAACGGGATCTCTGGCTCCGGTGGGGGAGCAGCCGGAGCGGTAAAGAGATCCCCTAGACTTGGAAACTTTTGCGGCTCATCTGGCGCAGTATCAGGAACCACCTCTCTGAATTTCAGAGGCTTTATTTCTCTGAACGTCAATCTAGCCATGATTATCCCTTATTGGTTAATGACAAATTTTCTATTGCCAACCCACACAATTATAGTGCCGTTCTCGAATTCAACTCTCGTCGCCTCAAGGCCTTTATCAGCGAGAAAATCGGCCTTGACTCTTTCAACATCGCCCTCTCCCTTTTCTGCCTTTTTCGGTTGAGCGCGACCCTTACGTCCCGCTTTCGTACCCGCATAAATCTCCTTTGATCGCTTGGACATACCAGCCCTCTCTAGGAT